TATAGTGACATTTCAGCTGGGATGGATCGCAATCAGCAAAAGGTTGAAGCTAAAGCTTCTGCCGTCAAGCAGCAAATCGATGACCTAATGGCCATCAATAAAGTGGCGACGGATAATGTGGCTAAAAAGGAATTGACAGAAAAAATCGTCAATGCTGTTGGCCTTATAGCTGCCGGTGCAATTGGCCTTCAGTCTGGCCAGGACCTCAGTGGCGTGAAATTCAACACCACCGACTGGAGCCAAAAGCTTAACGAAGTGCAGCGTGACCTCTCGAACACACTTGCTGCAGCCAAAGAAGCCTATGGCGTTGATATGGATGCGCTCAATAAAGAGCGGCAGCGTCTGGGCGAATCGAAGCAAGAGCGTAATGCCATGTATGAAATGGCCTATAGAAAGTGGCAGAACGAGGGGCAGCGCCTTAGGTATAAGACAGATTATGAGCAGCAGGAGCGCACCTATCAAGATAGCCTTATGAAGTGGAATGATGAAATGCTGGCCCGCGCTGAGCGTGCTGCCGGCGGCGGTAAGGACGCTGTCGAAAGCTTGGCCAAAGAGCGTGAATCTGAACTTGATAAAAACATTGCCGCTTGGCAGAGCACCGCAGGTGCGATTAGTAGGCTAAAGGGCAATGATGCTAGGGCTGAGGCCGTAGGTAAGCTTCAGATGCTTGATGCTCAAATTGCGCAGGCGCGTGGCTACGGAATGGTTGCGAGTCCGAAAATCTACCAGGAAGCCGGGCAAGGTGTGTTCTCTGGCCCTGATTATGATGATGTGGTTAAGGCTGGCGTAAAGCAGCAAAAGAACATTGAAGCCCTCAAGCAATTCCCTCAAGTTAGAGATGTGCTCGAAAATCAAGGGACATTCATCCGTGCCAAGACAGCTGAGTATATGAAGCAAGGCAAATCAATACGGGATGCCGATGCAAAGGCTCGCTCCGATTATGCCAAAATATTGCAGCAATCCTTCACCACAATTAAGAAATAAGAAAAGAGGGTAGCCTGAATGGGCGTTTTTTCAAACGACGAAGAAGAACCAATTAGCTCCATCATCCAAGGCGTTGAGGTGCCTGACATTGTGGGCGATGAAAGTGGGACGCCAGAAGCTAACACCACTGAAGTGACGCCCGTTTCGCCTATTGTTGAAGGCGTCCAAATCCCAGATTTCGATGAGAACGGGCAAATGTCTTCTCCTGAAGTCGAGGACGAGCGCTCCACCTTCCAGGCCTTTAAAGAAGGATCGAAGGCAGGTGCACAAGAGGCCATCGCACCTTTTTCCATGTCAGCCGATGACCGCACAAAGGCACTCGGGCACAGTAATGCAGCATTAGCCGGATATATTGTCAGTAATTTAGGTGCTGGATTTACTGCAGGCTCTGCAGCCGGTAGCGTTATACCAGGACTTGGTACAGCGCTCGGAGCAGGGGCCGGTACTGTGAGAGCTCTAGCGACAATCGGTCCAGCCCTTTATGCCGTTTATGCTGGCCTAGGGCGAGATAGACTTAGGAGCCAAGAAGCTGGTGAAGAGTGGGATCCCATTTCTGGAAAAGGAATTGCCACTGCGGCCCTCACAATTGGAACAGAGCTCAATCCGCTCATCAAAGCCTCATCTATGCCGGCTGCCATCATCCGCGGGGCAGCCCAGGTTGGAGGGGAAGCCCTCACTGAAGCCCTTCATGGCGGGGATAAAAAGTCTGTAGCAATGGCAGGGGTCTTCGCTACGCTCGGCGCGGCCAGCATTGCAAGCCGTGTTGCTGGGAAAGGTAAAATTGCCGAGAGCCTTGTGGGCGAGTCTGCGGAGAATATAGGGGAAGCTTTGGCCGACAATAGCCGTGGATATATGTCAAAGGCTATGGCAGCCCTCAAGGACGAAGACCTTCATATGCCGCGCGAAGCGGACAAAGTGCCTAGTGAATTCAAGCGTTATGTTTTGGCTGACGCAAAAGCTCAGCTCGACGGTAAGCAGCTTGATGATGCATTCAATTCTGCTGCCTCTAAGCTAACACCCGAAAAGCTGGATGACACCTATGCCATGTTCAAAACGCAGGGCGTTTTAACACGTATTGTAGAGGAAGATACAGCCGCCCTTAACAAAGGCATTTCAAGTGCTCCCACTCTTAAAGACATTACAAAAGCCGACCAGTGGCTTAATCCCACCCTCTATGTCGCCCGTGCGGTGGACGGGGCCACGGGGCTTGAAGTGGGTCAGCTCTATGACAAGATGAATCAAACCCGCCATGCCTTCTCCAATGTTTCCAATACATTCGCCCAAGACCTCTATAAGGTGAGGAGGGCCGCCGACAAGCTTGGCCTTTCCGGTGAAGACGTTTTCGCTTTGATTGAGAGAAAGCCAACGGAAGGGCTCACAAAAGCTATTGCAAAGCACGGGCAGGCCAATATTGATGTGCTGCGCCAGGATGTGGTTAAGCATACAGACAAGCTATTTGGATTTCTGAAGGAGCTTGGCTACAGTCCAGAGCGGCGCCTTGATTATATGCCCCATAAGGCCAAGAATGCTGTTAAGTTGGCTGTTGAAGTGGATGATATTACAGATGAACTGAAGCAATCAATGGCCAAAGAGGGCCTTCGCACTATAGATGATATTCGGCTGAAGCCAGATAGCGTTTCCGCGTCCCATCTTGACCTTCTCGATTCTCTCGCCCAAAGAAGGATAGGGCAGCCAATTAAAGAAGGCGGGGACATCGCCAAACTCAAAACCGCACTCCTTTCTAGCAAAGGGCAGATTGGATCTACAGAGGAGCTTGATAAAGACATATCTGCCCTCTTCGCTCGGAAGGGTGAAATAGCTGGGCGAATTCAGGAGCGCAATGCCTGGGAGCTTTTGTCAGGCTATGTCAACGAAAACGTTCGTGCAGCTATGTATGACGACGCTCTGAAATATGGCCAGACAATGGTGAGGGCTCTTGAGGTGGGCGGCATGCCAAAGGCATCCCAATTCTTCAAACGCTACCTAGCCGACAACATGGGTAATAAATGGGGCCTGGACGGGGCCATGAAAAACCTACGCAATCAGATGGAATATAAGGGCACAAAGATGGCCCGAGACACAACGATGAATATATTTGGACGAACTGCGGGAAAAGCCGTAGCAGAGCTTCCTGAATTTGCGGCTTGGCTCAACAATCAAATCTATCCTGCAAAGCTGGCATTCAATGTGCCCGGTATGATTAGAAACTATACTCAGTTTCTCATGAGCACCGCACCTGAAGTGGGAGGGATTTATGGAAGTAGGCTGGCTGTATCCTCAGGCCTCGATACAATTAAATTGTCTGCAGCAAATCCTGGGAAGCTCAAAAGCTTTTTGGCCTCAAAAAACCTAGCCTCTGAATTCTTCAAAGGAGAGCTCGAGAACACGGCCACAGGTGTGGGCAGGGCTAAGCATTACACTGATGCTATGAATGAAAAGATGATGACATTTTATGGAGCCTCCGACACTGTCAACCGCATAATCAGCTATAAGATGGGCCAGCAAATTGCCAAAGATCTTTTGGCTGGTAATCCAGATGCGGCCAAGTTTATGAAAAAGGCTGATGCAGGGCTCAAGAGTGTGGTTAAGAGGGCGATGCTTGAGGGAAAAGGCGAATCGGCTGCTGAGAATATGGGCGACGCTATAGGCCGTTACCTAATATCAAAAACCCAGTTCGACTTCGGCAAGGCTGCGCAATCAGAAATGCAAAGAGCCGTGGGCCCGGCCTTCAGTATGTTCACGACATGGCCCATAAATATTGCCGCCGATGTTGCCAACACCTACCGTGAGCAGGGAATGAAATCTGGATCGGCACAAGTTTTACGTAAATATTTTGCTGCCTACCTCATGCTAGCTGGAGCCTCGGCCTGGATGGAGGAGCACCAAAACCCTCTCGTCCAGTACCTCATTGGAAAGCCAGAAGAATTCGCTCCAATTGCCTCCATTCTTCCAAAGCAAAGCCAAGGGCGTAGCCTCGCTTCCAACCCCCTTGTGGACACAATTGGAAAAACACTAGCGCCTCTTACATCTAGTGACCTAAGTGTAAAGGACCGCCTGAAGGGCTCTGCCAGAAATGCCATTTCAGCCGCAGCCACCTCCTACACTCCTATTGTGGCTCCTGTCATAAACGAAGTTCAGAAGTTTCAGAGGGCTTTTGGAAAAGAGACAATAATGCAAAGAGCTTACAATAAGCTTCACCTAAATAAGGACGAATAGGTTGTGCAGAACTTAATTAGCATCCTCAAATGCCGCCGTACTGTAATTGGGCTCTATGCCATAACGGCACTCACCTTCCTTGGCTACCATAAAGGCGCGGAAGTCGCCGCCGCAATCTCCGCCATCGCTATGGGAGTGGCTGCGGCGAATGCCTTTCAGGGCAAGAAAGAGGGGCAACAGTGAGGCTTTATGTCTATGGGGGCATAGCTACCCTCCTGATGGGCCTATCAGCCTGGGCTGGCTATAGGGCTGCTCCAAAGGGAAAAGACAAAATCGTTACGAAAAGGGATGTTGTCACCGAAACCAATACGGTTGTGAAGACAGAGTGGCGTACCAAAGACGGCACTGTTATTACGAAGGTGGAGGAAGGCCAGACGAAAATAGTCGAGAAATTGGTAAAGGAAAAGCCCCTACCCATCCCTCGCCCAAATACCTGGGAACTTGGCATTCTGAGACAGGTTGGCTCGAATGGATATGAGGCCTTTGGATCCTATCGCCTAGGTCAAAGCCCCTTCAAAATTATTAGCGTCACTACCATCAACACTCATCCCTCTGTTGCCATCGGTGTGAGCGTTTCTTTTTAAGGTTAGGATATGAACTACTTTTCGGACAAAGAGCTTGAGTGCTCGTGCGGGTGCGGTTATTCGGTGAGGCCGGAATTCAAAAAGCTTTTGAATGAAATTAGAGAGGCCTATGGCCAGCCCATTTCCCTTTCCTCTGCAGCTCGCTGTAAGCGCCACAATCAATCCATAGGCGGGGCCAAACGTAGTGCCCATGTTGATGGTGTAGCTGCTGATTTGGTGAGAACGCCAGAACTTTTGAAATTCATTCAAGACAATTTAGAGCGCTTCAATATTTGGATGGAACACCCATCTGCGACGAAGACATGGATCCATATTGATTCACGTCTTCGTGTTGGCGGGCGAGTTTTCTACCCTTAGGTCCCAGACTAAAATCTTCCTTTCGTCAGCGGCCTTAACCATATCCGCTGTCCCCTTTCCGCCAGGAAAGGCCACAACCATATCGAGGTCTGGATGTAAATCGAGCATTTGTCTGTTTCTCACTGGGCCGGCTCGCCTTCCATACTCACTCCATTTGGCATGGTGAGTGTAGCACATGATACTGCGCTCATGGGCATAATCAGCGGCCATCTCGTCTGCTCCTCCAGCCCCTCCGTTTACAATGCAAGAGATGGGTTGTAGAGTGTCTAGCTGGGCGACAAGTGTGTCCCAGTCTCTATAGTTTCTACCGCCGCACACCAAAATTTTAAACTTCTTTTCCATTTAATCAGCCCCCATTCTTCTGTTAAGTCTTTCATCCTGAAGCTGCTTAGCCTTTTTGTCAAGATGCCAGCAGGGCCTTTTGAATTTCATATGAAGAGGCTTTAGCTCAAACCTCTCCCCACATTCACAAACTGCCTGCTTCCCATAATAACGGAAGCTTCCGAATGTGCCCCACTCGGATTCTGCCGGCATTGTGACAGCCGTAGGCATAATAATCTCTTCCTTCTTTGTCTTAGGAAGTCGGCTTTTCAAATTATTACCGATTCTTCTTGTTATTCCAAAGGATCCATTGAATATGCTTTTGATGGTGTGATAGGAAGTCGATAGGCGCCTAATTAAAGTTTTCATATAAACAGGCTCAGTGGCCGTATCTAAGAATGCGTAAACATCTTCATACATTTTCCTATGCTCTGGCAGCACATCAGGAATCGGTGGGCGAGGGAGGGTGCGGTGGTCGACGCGGGCGTAGAAATCCCCTCGTGCCAGTCTATTGGCAATGCTATTCGAATAGGGCGGCACTTCTTTCAGTTCGCCCAAAAGGATTAGGTGGATGTCATGCACCATTAGGCGGGTTTTGCTGACAAGATGGGACATTGAGCACACGTATTTTTTCTCTTCCACAAGGGTGTGAATTTCCTTGTAATACGGCGACAGTGCTTCGCTTATGTCTTGCGGCATAGGTGCCAAATTAATGTACCCATCCTTTGCCCGGTATTTACTCCTTCGCCCATCTTTTGTGAGAAGGGCCGACTCGAGCAGCGCTTTCGTATCATTGGAAGCGCTCAGCTCTACTCCCTCTTTCCTAGCTTTTCTGACATGATAGCGCCTACGGCTATATTCATTATGACAGGGAGGGCAATAGCCTTTGCCGAGAAAGGCCTCAATAGGCTTTCTTTCGGAGCACACCGGGCACAGCTTTTCTTTACGTCTGCCTGTCATACTAGCCTCACATCGTTATATGATATCGTAGCCGTTAAGAGAAGGAATATCGATTTGACCGCGCTGAATAGCTACATTGCATGCAATACAACGCCGAGCCTCGACGCTTGTAAACGGCAGCCGGCACATCATACACGTTCTGGTTTTGAGCTTCAATAGAGGAAGCCCGATTTCTTCTCTGACGCTGTTTATTTCCAAAAGCTGCTCAATAATACCAGCGTCCGTTCTCTTTCTCTTGTGTGTACCGCCTATTGTACGCTTCATTATTTTTTGCTCCATTTCTGCCAAATGCGTATTGAGTAGTCTTGAAGGATGTAGGATGCGTCCATCAGTTTGTCCGACACTAAGTAGAGGGCATCAGCAATTCTAAGGGCAATATATGCAATCATATAGGTTCCTCCGTAAATTCTTCTGTAACCCAAGAGCCTGTCTCAATTTTGGCCACACTAAAATCATCGTGATAGTAATATTGGTGATCCCTTCCCCATCTATAAGCAGCCTTTTTGGTGGAGAAGGTGCGGGTGGTTTCGTCCCCGTCATGTAGCGTGACAACCCACTTTTCTTTTTTCATGTATGAATGCCTGCTTATCATCCCTCAATCTCCTTAGCAGAGAGCTTATATGGCAAAATTCCCCAATTACTCGCTGACGCTTCGTCCCAACTCAGCTTAGCCTTCAGCTCCCAAAACACTTTCCATTCGTGAGTGTCTTTGAGGTAGATGGCGGGATGGCCACTCGTCGTAACCCCTTCGCCCGGCTTCATAAGCCCTGAGGCAATTAGTCCAAATGGTCCTGCTTTTTTGACAGCTTTTTGTAAATTCATTCAGCGTCTCCTATTTCAGCGAAAATAGATTGATATGTGTATGCCGTTGTAGAATGGAGGCCGTTGTCAGCTTTACGTGTCACCCCCACCATCTCTTGTAAATTAAGAGACAATAGGTGTTTGAGAAGCTTATAAACCTCTTCTGGATGCCTGCGCCAAACATCTTCTGGATTTGTGACATGAAATTTGTCTAAAATTGTTTCGGGAGTAAAGTTGTCAGTCATCTTGTTTCTTCCTTCGTAGCTTCGTCCCAAGCTTGGCAACACACCAAGCTATCTGGATTTGCTATCTCAGTGAGCATTTGACGCATATCCTGCCCAGCCCTCAGCGCGGCTACAATACTATCTAGCTTTTTGTTTCTGCTATCGAGCCTTTGTCGCGAGATATGATAGTCGCCCTGATACGCCCATAATTCAATGATGTGACACATCTCCTCAACACTCATACATTCTCCTCTACCGCTATGGTAGTTATTATTGCAGCCAAACTAATAAAGATAAACCAAACAACCACTGCTAGGGTCATACATCCTCCTCCAGCGCTGCTAACGCGCTTCGTAATCTACTTGTGACTATCCCAGTACGACTTTCATGCTCTGCCTCTAATGCAGCCAGCACTACAGCCCGTAGTTTGGGGTAGGCGACAACCAGGGCAAAGAAATATTGAGATTCGTTATCTGTCAATGAAGATAAGTCCCAATCACCTGCTTCTGCTTCCAACTGCGTAATACGCTCAATCAACTTGCTCATCGCTCAATCTCCTTAATAAGCTCTAGTTTTGGGCTAGATTTGGCAAACCTTGGTGGAAAGTGCCTGGCAAGCCACACAAAGTGGGCTGGGGTATTTTTAATAAGTGTTTCCAAATCTTCCTTTTTCATATTTCCTCCCACAACACAACACCGTCAGCGAAGGTTCCATACTTTTCTACAGGCCTAGCACGGCAGGCGACTTTTGCTTTGTCCAGGCGGTCGAAATCTACTTCTTCGCTATTATCAGTACGACCATTATTAATCATATCCCAATAGTTGAAGGCAGTGGTTTTTAGTTCTTCAAGCTCTTCTTCACTAACAACGTAATACCGGAGAATTTGTTCGACGTCTTTCTCGCTCATAATTTTCCTTTCTTCAAAAAATTCATCCAGTGGGGTTTTCCTGCTTGCTCTTTTAGAAGCCTCTTCACGCCATTCGAATAATTCACCGTAAGAAGATCGTAGAGTGTCTCAATTGTCTTGAAATTCCTAAACAATCCAGTCTTTGGAAGGCGGGCTCCAGTTGTGTGCTGCTCGTCCCTTCTCTGAGGCTTTCAATCATACCGCCGCATCATTTGTCCTTTCCATACTCGAAAGAGGGGCCGTAGGCACTACACCAATCGCTGTGTCCAAGCGGCGATGCCGTCGACGCCACCCCGCAGGTGCAATCAATCTGCTGCGTCAAAACAAAGCTCTCTATAGTGGGGGGCTGGTTACGCCAACTTGACGCCATCCCTCCATAAAGAGCGTTGTAGCTCATGTCTCTGTCCTCGTCAAGCCATAATCGATTGATGTGTTTTCCAACGACGCGTGGATCTGGGGCAAACTTAATCGAATAGGAAAGAAGCGACGGCGCAAGAGTGCTCCCATCATCCGCCTCAATTCCCTTCAGTGGGCAATGGAATAAGAGGTCAAGGACAAGGCGATATTTGCCTTCTGTCAGCCACCTAGGAAAGCCCCATCCTACTATTGTCTTTCCATTCTCGCCCATGTAAACGGGAAGCCGCGCCCGGACGGTGTGGAGTGTTTCGTCGGCTACGCCTCCTGTCCAAAGCTCGGGCTCAGTGAGAAAGGGGTAGCCGTAAACATGCTTTACATTGCTCATTATCGCTCCTTCGCCTTTCAATGGGCTTTCATTTGCTCGGTGCCAAGATATTGGTAGTTTTCCCAGAAAGCCTTTAGGCCTCCGTCCCGCTCTGCCCACCAAGTGTCAAGTTCATAGCGCATGCTCTGCCATCCACGTAAATTGTAAGCGGCTGTGCGGGTTCCGACAGCCTCCGTTGGGCGACAAATATGTTCCCAGGGTGAATAATGGGGACTTCCTCCGTCTTTAGGGAAGAGCAACTTATATGCCACCTTCAGGTCATCTTCAATCGAGGGAGAGCGCTTGTCGTGATTTAAATATGAAACCCGTGCGCAGCGAGCTGCACTTACGAGTTTCAAGGTTTCGTTGTCATATTGAGTTTTCTCTTCGTCCGTAATGAAAGGAAGGTGCCATTCTTTTTCTGTCAGGAAAGTTGGGCGAGAATAGATAAACTGCATCTGCACCGCACGCGCCAGCTCCTGCATCTCGGGCTGGGCCCCTTCTGCCATCCTCTGCTTAAGGAAATTTGTAAAGTCTGTGGCAGTGACAATAACACTGACATACATGTGAGGCTCAATGAGTCTATTCGCCCATTGCTTATGGACACCTAGACGCGCTAGGGCAGCTGTCGAAAGTTTTGACGCGGCTCCATGCATTAGCCAGACAGCTTTGGCAGCTATTGATTTTATGGGCGAAAGTCTCTCTCCGGCTGACATGCCTGCCTGATTTGCTCCAAAGACACTTGGGACATATGTGGCCTCCTTCAGAAACCTTCTGCTAGGAATAGCTCTTGAGCTCGCTGCATTCCTACTGAAGGCTCTGTGGGTGTTCAGCTCTGCCAAAAGAAACCGGGGCATTGTGATGACAAGTGTTGTGAGGCGCGCACCGTTGTGGGCGAGAGAATCGGCTATGGTCACAGCGGAAATTGACATATATGGGCTCCAATGAAAAAAGCTCCTGCGAACAGAAGCTTTGTAGCGTACAAGCGCATCAAACGCAAGCCTTTAGGCGAGAGTTTATGTGAGATTCCCCGAAGGGCATTACCTTTAGGTAATGATTTTGGGAGGGGGTGCCAGCTCAATAGCAGGCTTCTTTTCTTTCGACACGGCAGGAAGTCCCATTTGATCTAGCATACTGAGCATTTCTTCGAAAGAAGAACCCACCACAACCTCATGTCCATTCGAGAGGCTAAGCTTACAGGCCCCGTCATGTTCCTCGACACTTACGATGTTAGGAATTTTGACAGCAACACTATTCACATGCTCGTCGCCCATTTCAACGTAAAACATTATCGGCCTCCCTTCGGCGCGCCTCGGCGCTCCGACACATCCGTTACAATTTGCGAAAGAAGGAACAAAAGCTGCTCCTGCTTTTTTTCAATTCCTGTAAGCCTCTCTTCAATATCATGCACATAGGGAACAAGCTCTGTCCACGCGACATGCGCTGCTTTCAGCGCGCTTTTTCCCTTCACCTCTTTGGGCTTTGTGCGAAGCCCTCTGAGAGATGGGCCTGCCATTATTGAGCCTCAGGCTGGGCGTCAATTACGAGGGCGTCGAGAACTGCGTCAGCAGCTATTTCAGCTGCCTGAGCCTCTTCTCTTGTCGTGTGGCCAGCTGCCAGCATTTTCAGGGCAGAAAGGGCCCCGTCAATACGCTGAAGCTCCTGGTTGATGGCCGTAATCTGCTGATTGAATGAGGCGGTCAACTCTTGTCCGCGTTCCATAAGAGCCTTCTTATCGGCTTCCAAATTGGTCAGCATAATAGGTAGCTTTTCCATTATCTAAATCCTCCTTTGAGAAGAGAAACGTGGGCGAGAGAATAGACGGTTGTGGCCTCGGTGGCCAGAACATAAAGCACTGGGGCGCTTTCTGGATTGGTGTGTAGAATTCGGCCTCTAATAGATGCCGCCGCCTCCAATAGTTCATCGCTCGGCTCAACAAAGGCGGCTGCATTTGTCATAAGAAGAGTGGGTAGCTCAATCTTATTGTCGCCCTTTTTGATTTTAAGGCCACCTGGGACAGAGATGATAATGCTGCCAGCTTCCGCTTTCAGCTCAAATCCATCCACATTCTTAAACCGAAGCCCATGAATGCTCAGAGTTGAGAGAATGGAAGGAAGATGCGATCCGTAATGAAGCAAAATACTCATGCTTTTTTCCTCTTTTCTTCTTCTAAAAGTCCCAGGCAAATAAGGCTATAGCCAATGAGGTCGAGATAGGCGTCTTCGATGCTTTCGTTGACAAGGTTTCCGCTTTTGACATATGCCTTAATCCTCATCACTTTGTCAAGTAGGCGCACGTTCGCGCCAGCGAATGCACTAATGCCAAGCTCTTCGCTTGTACGAAAATTGAGGAAAGCGTCATTGCCTGGGCTATAGTCGGTGTTCTTTTGCTTTATAAGCGTCTGAAGTCCTTCCAGTTTGTCTTTGACAAATGCTGCATAGTCTTCTTTGGTTGTGATACGAGGGCTCACTGGAGGGCGCGAAGGCTTCGCCGTTAGGTCATCGGCAGTGCACCAATAGATATAACCATCGTCTAGCTCAACACCATACACGTTACTGCCTATTGTACCTATAGTTCCTGATAGTCTATTGCTATTTATTATAACCCTATCGCCCATTTTAAATTCATGCGCCATATTTCAGTCCTTTCCAATTCGTTTGACAGCTTCTTCTTGCTTTCTGCTAAGGGCCATTGCAGCGTCTACAAAGCCTTCCTTGTTTCCGCGCTTTTTCTCTTCGGCCATTTTCTTCTTAATGTCAAGCTGCTCTTTTGTGCGGTTGTATGAGGCTGTTGATTTGGACACATATTTTGTTCCAATGAACTCACCACCATGCGTCTTCTCCTGAATATCCTGTTTTGCAATTGTAAAGCTAATTTTGCGCGGGCTCATCGTACCGCACAGCTCGCATTCATAGCTATCGAGAAGGGACGTCCCCGAAGGAACGTCTACAGTTTGGGCGACAACACCGCACTCTGGGCAATTGATGTCGATCGATTTCCACATCTATTAGTCCTCCAATCGGTAAAGATATTTCGATTGTGTCCCAGGCTTTCGGATGGCAATGATTTGCTGCCTTGATCCATCTGGATGGATAATGCCAGCGGAAGGTAGCCATGTACTCGCGCCATTATTATAGCCGTGCCGGGGGTTGGTCCACATACCAAGGCCTGTGTGCTCACCCTTTTCAAAAGGAGTGTGAGTATGGCCGGTGACAAGCTTAGGAGCACTCTTACCCACTGTTGCGCGGGTTCCACGTGCGCCATTTACGCCGCTATGCCCATGGTTGGCCAGCTGAATTCCTTTGACAAAAAGGTCATCATTTGGGCCAAGGTAGGTGATGTATGGCAAATTGAGAAGGTGGGCGACGGGGTTTCCTCCGTTCAGCAGCACCAGCTGCAGCTCATGGGCCCGCTTAAAGTTTCTCTCGTCATTGAAATAGCTTTTGTTCTTCAAATAGCGAGACAAAAAGTCGTTATGATTGGAGTCCACCCAATAAATACGGCAGTCGGCTGGAGCAGCCTCCTTTAACGCATTCATATGCTGGCGCACTATTGCGGCTTCCGTATCCAAATCCTTCGCCCAAGAAGGCCGCAGAATTTTATCCACCATATTGACGTGATGGTTGATGCACAGGGCATCGAAGGCGTCATGGAAAACCAGGATGCGCGGCTTGAGGAGCTGAATGAGTTCAATTGCACATTTCATTAGCTCCGGGTTTCCCTGGCCAAAATGGATGTCACCAAATATAAGGGCCTCAACTCTACTCGAAGAGTTACCATCGAAATGATGATATTGATTAAGATCATAATAGCCCCCGTCCATATCAAACTGAATTTTACGCTGGTGGAAAACATTGCCGTCTGTCTCAATCAGAATAGCGCCCATTTTGTGAGCCTTCTCTGCCAATCGCCCAATTCGGTTTGGCTGATAGCCTGGGAAATTGATGACGCCCGAGCTCATAATGATGCGCGGATGGGTAGAGTTGCCTGTAGCGGCCACCTCAAGGTGCTGCCTGGGCGAGGCTATGAGGACAGAGCTATCAAAGTCGGCGTGCTCCATCGCTGTCAACGGCTGAATTTGCTGCGGATTGATACGCATGTCAATGGCGCGTAGGTTTTGGTTGAAGGTGGCTTCAGATGTAAACCATTCTTTCCATGGCGTTAGGGCCGGATCATAGATGCTTGGGCTTTTTTCCAAAGGAGCTGTGTGGGCCTTCATAGGAAGGAGGACGGGCCTCTGCTCATTTGTATTATATTCATTCAGAAGTGTGCGGAAAGCATTCATATTGACGTGATTGTAGGTGTAGGCATACCCGTCTTTATGGATGGTGTGAAGGGGCATAATGCCCGTCACTGCGTATCGGGCTTTGGAATGACGGAATTCAGTCGATTGCTCGAAGGCTCCACGTGTCCACCATCCGAAGTCTCCGCCGGAAAGATCGGTGTCTTTGTGCCGGCCAAATGTCAGGCGAACGGCATCAACAGAACGCTTTTCTTTGAATTCCTTGTTAAAGGCCTTAGCAACGTCTTCCCATGAGCCGTCAAACCTATGCTCTTTGAGCCACTCAAGCTGCGGTTGTGTGAGCCAAGTATTTGCTGTGCTAATTTCGTCTGCCATAAAGTCTCCTTTATTGAAGTGGTTGTATAAATGCAAAACAGGTGTAATGTCAAGAAACTTTCTTCTTTTTCTTGTATATGACAGCCTTCCATTCCACATTGTCTGGCCCAAAATCCTTCGTCCTATCAATCAGTCCTAGTATGCCGTTTTCAACAAAAGTGCCTATGTCATGCACATATGCCCCATAAGAATAAAACCACCTACCACAAACTCTAATTCCTTTTGCCCCATAGGATTTGTAACGTTTGGAGTGTGGGTTGTAACAGGCGTCTAACATACTACGATAGCGCACAGCGGGAGCGTCAAGGCCACCTACCTTAGGCAGCAGACAGCAATAACCCCTCTTCATATCCCTATCATAATAGCGCCCAACAAGGGGCTTTATCCACTGCTTGGGTTCAGGTTGCTCTTCTGGGACATATCCTAGCGCTATTTCTTCTAGTGTGGAAACGATGGCTTCTGGGTTGGATGTGTCTGGCACAGTGTATTCCCAACCATCCTCCAGTTTATGCCCCACTGTATAAATGTTATCATACCTATTCAGTGCATCCTCGCCACTCCAGCGCTGCTTTAGGTTGAATTCACGGAGCCACTTTGCTTCAGCGGCTGATAGTTTATCCGTATAGTCCACCTTTATTGAGTCGATCCAAGCCTGCTTTGCGTAGTTCATTGCAGTGCCTCCACAAACCAAGGAGTGGCCAAGTGCTCTGCCTTGCGCCACAAGTTCTCGAATTGCTCATCTAGAATGTAGGTGACGCCAAAATCATCTGGACGCCTACAAACCCTTCCATATTGCTGCATTACAAGCTTTAGTGTTTCCCATGCATACCAGTCCTTACGCTGCTCCATTTTTGCCGCAACAGCCCTATCGGTTTTATTGGGCCAGACAATTTTGGTGATGCATTGCCACCGGGCTAGGTCGTAATTGAGGCTAAGCCCTTCGGCCATGCCGGAAGCCAGGAGAATTCCATCGTCGCTTGCAAGCCACTGCTTATATTTCACATTCTTGTCCCACTTCGTGTGGCCCATTATTCGGGACGAAGTGCGCGGATCTGCCCGCAAGCGTGCCAGCAAAGACCCGCTCAGCTGATAGGTGGTGTGCAAAAGGCCTCGCCCCTCATGCCTTTCTGCAAGCTCAGCAATGGTGTCGGCCATTTTTCCAATATCGCGCTGCGCGGTGAAAAAGGACATATTCCCCGAGGGCTCATAGACACATGGCCTGTTTTCGACCGGAATGGGGCTTTCGCAATCTAGCCACCGTGCTGGGCTTTTACCTAGGCCCATATCTATGATGTCATCGGGAGCAAGTGTGGCGGACGTAAGGACGATACGCTTCACCTTTGCGGGTGGCCACATCACTGGGCGAGAATTCTTCGGCGTGAGCGGAAATAGCTTCAAAAATTCTTGCTCTGTGCCCCTATAGGTTTCGGCGCCAAATTCATAGCTCATATTGTCAGCGTCGCGCTCAATTAGCTTTAGACTTTTCTTTACATGCGCGTGCGCCCCCTCCTCATCCACTTCACGGCTCGCCCATTTGACAAAATCGACAAGTGTCACCACTTCATCGGGCATACCCGTGAGATGTCTCCATAGCTTAATTCCTTCAAATTCTTGGAGAACGCCAATTGTCTGGTGGCCCTCGTCAATGATGAGGCATTCGGGATAGTCGCGCAGGCTCAGGTGAGAATAGAAATTTGCTATTCTGAGAGGCGACTTGCGGTAGTTGTGCTTGGCTTGCTCCCAATCACGATCGCTGTGAGCTCCCCTATAGGGGGCTGGATGGAGGGAAGGAAAATCATTTTGGTATTGATAGTTTAGGGAGTTGTCCCTGTTCAAAATTGTGGATGGAACGCCACGCTTATGAGCTTCATACATTCCGATAATGTAATTCACCAGAGATTTTCCAAAGGCAACGGGCGCCCTTATGGCCACCACCCTGACAAAATCAGGCACATCGGCATATCGAAGGAGAAGCGAACGCTGCCCTGACGTAAGCTCCCAGCCTTCCGGCACAAAATCCAAAATGTTAAGCTTTTTTGACACGCTTTACGGCCTTCTTTTTGGGCTTCGTTTTCTTGGCCTTCTCTTTTGGCCCCTGCGGCCCATCTCCATGCGTCTTTTTTGTATGGCAGCTTCTAATGGAAAAGCGCTTATCTGTCAGCCTGTACGCACAAAGGAGCTGCATACTTTTGATGGTGGCGAAAAGGCGATAGGCCATTCGCCCAAGCTCCTCTGGTGAGCTTCCAGGAGAGCCTACATCAATCTTATGATCGACATGTAAAAGCTTTCTCTGAAACCAGTTGCCACAATCCGCACATTGCCAATGCCTCATCACCTTAAAGAGCCCAGGCCTACTTGTCTCTGCCCTAATCATCTTACTGGGCGAGAGGGAATAAAGCATGTAATAGCTTGGCCACTTGCGCGAAAGCGAACGTAGTGAGCTTTTGATCCAGGCCGCGAAATGCTCACTCTCTGGTCCCTTTGCGGCAAGGTCAAGGGCCTTCTCTTTATTCTTGGCTTTTGCCTTGGCCTTTTTCTCGGCCGGTGTCATTTTAGCCATTCGCCCACAACCCCCTGTATGGTAGAGCATTTCTCGCTATCCGGGGCGGTCACGAATTCAAGCTTAACACCATTTCTGATTAGAAAAGTAGCTATAGCATTGTCAATTGTTACAGCCTGCTCTTCTGTTTCATAGCGCCCAGCTGGATTATATTTTTTTTCTCTCGATAGATGAAAATTTAGATGTTTCACACCACTGCGCGAGGCTTGACTAAGCAGTCCTGAGACAGCTGGAAGAACGTATGATTCAGTTCCACTATAGTATTCCTGGTAGAATGGCCCCAGTAGCAGTGGGCTGTCTGTTATAATCACATCCACCTTTCCATATAGCGATACTTCCTTATGTGACTGCTTACCGCATATGTACAGTTGGTCGTATATACCTATTTTCCTATTCGCCCATGCCCAATCTTTCACATACTCACGCACTAGTTCCACATTTTTACCCTGCCGCTTGAATGCAACAAATAACTCTGCCGCTAGTGTCGATTTTCCGCAGCCAGGGCCGCCAAATAAATTAATAACAACCGTCATACTCTTCTCCTCTATTTTTTTATGTGCCACAGGGTAGGCCCCGATGCGAAGCTAATTGTGAAAGGAATTTCTGGCTGTAGCTGTTCGTTCAGCATATCCACACCCTTTTGATACATAGCCATAATACGCTCAGCGTCTTCAGGCAATCCTTCTCCGATACGCTCATCATGCAAATCTGGAATTACTGGGCGTTCTATATTATTCTCTTGACGCATTTTCCAAATATAGTAGTTGGCAATCATGAGCATGTAATGTCCCGTATTCTGAACGAAGCGCGAATTTGTGTCGTGTTTATAGCGCTCTGGAATGCTGATGGGAAATCCTAGGCCGTTTTCAATGACGCCGCCGTTGTTGTCCCACTCTCTCTGCAAATCATAGCCGAATTTATAGACGGCCTTGTAGAGTGTTTTATACGCATCAACCATCTGCTCAACATCGCTATAGGTGACAGGAAATCCTTGATTGGTGAGTGAGCGAAATATTTTATATTTACCAGCTCCATAGTCTAGGGAAAATCCGACCCCTTTACCAAGAGTACGAGCCGCTTTGAATTGTTTAGCTAGCTTATCCAAAACTTCTTTATCTGGGGTATAAGCTTGTTCTATCTGACTTCTTATTTCTGGATCTGGATGAATGGATTTAGTATTGAATAAATGCACATCATGCGTTTTCCCAGAAGCATACAGACTTCTCAGAGCAGGGCACTTGCTAAATTCTGCCTGCACCACTTTCTCGAGCGCCGTGAAATCGAAATCATAAAATATTTTGCCAGGAAAGGCTTCAAAGCATTCGAGAAACGCCTCCACCTTTGGCAGCTGGGCTGCGTTTATGCCACCATTTGCAGAGAGGCGCCCTGTGTGTGTACCATTGGGGCTAAATGTCGGATGGATGATGCCGTGGCTCTTTCCGTCTTTGTGCTCAAGGGCAGCCGCATAATATGATACGGCATATTCGACAAGCTTTTGGGCTTTTTTGTATTTCTTAAAGACATCCCCGAGCTCGCCCAGGACAGGAAAGATTTCTTTTCCGGTGGGTTTATTGCCCTTTTTTGTCGGAGGTAGGTAGACAATTCGCCCGTCGTTCATGGTGTATTTGTACACGTCCCTTTCGAATTCATCTATGATGCGCTCTGCCGATCCCATGGCCGTATAAAAGAGCCACTCGCGCTGTGCGCTCGAAGCTAGATTAAAGCGGGGCGGCTTTTTATTACTGCCTTCAAGGAGCAGAGAATAGCTCCGATTGATTAGGTTGTCTCCATCAATATGAATCGGTGTAGCCTGTGTGCGGCCCTTATAGCTCTCTTCTATTTCCTCTTCAATCTCCAAAATGTCAGGCAGAAGGGATGTGTCGGCCTTGGCTTTTGTCAAAAGGGCCTTGACAATTTCACTATCCTTATAAACCTTTTTACGCTCCGTGATGCGAACGACAAATGTCTCGTCCCAGGCCCTCTTTTCCCAGCCGGCTATGTGGTGAGCAATCATAGGATGGGTTCGGAGCTGCTCTTCGAGCCGTGCCGTTTCCTTGAATTGGGCGAGCATGAACACCCGGAGCTTATCCACATTCACCCGTATGCCTGTGTAGGCCGCCTCAATGAGCTCCCTTATTTGGGCGACACCCTCTCTCATGTGAAACTTCACTGGCCCGAGGTTATTGATGCGCTGGCATTCGCTGACAAGATGCTGCCACACCTTCCCGCAGGCATAACTATCAACTGCGCAATAGTAGGCAAAGCCATTTGGATCAATATCTTGGAGCTTCCACATTTCGCCCTTAGATAAGTTGTTTGAAGCGAGGAGCTCCTTGAGCCAACCCTTTTGGCTATCGTCCCAGCCAAAGAAATTCTTCTGTGCGGTTTCAAGGCTATGAGATTGCTTACCTTCATTGGCCAGCATACGAAAAAGGGTGAGGGGGCAAGCCGTCAAGCAATCTAATATTTCGCTATCAGGTAGCGATTTTTTGCCTAAAGTGCGGTTGAGGGCAAAGAAACACCCTCCATCGAAGACAAGGTTGTAGGCGCTTAACCGATATTGCGAGAGTAGCTGCACAAGCCAGAGGGCTTTGGTTTTGTCGCCCACAATAGTGTCGAGCCTTAGGTAGGCGGGATATTCCTCGCCCACATGCCAGAGCCCTAGGCCCACAATACGGAAGTCTCTGGCCCAATACTTGAGGCCATTCGTTTCAAAGTCGAAATGGAGGAGGCTGCCCTCGGGGAGGGTTGATAGGTAGGAGAGGAGGGCCGCGCCTCCTTCGAGGTTGAGATGCTCCTTTGGGATCGGAGTGGGGGCTACGCCAAGCCATGTGTACGGAGAAATTAATTCTTGCGAATTCGACATTCTTATGCTCCGACGTATGCGTTTTCGTTCGTGTAGAGAACAGCCCCATCCTTTGTGACAGAAGCAATTATGGGCGAGGTTAACGCTGCGCTCTCTGGAATGGATGCGACAAGCTGCGTTATAGAAGGGAGCCATCCTGTCACCGGAGTGTCGCGCTCATGAGGGTGGACAAGTGCATATTCTCCCTTGCGATTTTTTCGCACAGCAAGGCCCCTCTTGTCAACTCCAATAACGAACCCAACCTCATCGCCCACCTCTAGCTCTGGAATGGAAAGGCGCTCGCAATGAAAGCCAATTGGCAGGACATCAAATTGAATTTCGCCTCTATAGATGGACGCCACCTTGCCCACATATGAGCCGGCTTTCAGCTGTCCGAGGCCGCTAATTTCTGTGAACACAGGAACGTCGCTATTTTTCGCAGGGCTCTTGGTGTTTTTGTTATAGGCCACAGCATCCTCCTAAAGAAAAAGGGGAAAAGCTAGGTAGGCTCTGCTGAGTCTACCGAATCCCTTCCCCAAACAAATTGACCAAACTCGCAAAAAGAACCCGTTCCTTAGAACGGAATATCGTCTAAATTCTTTGGCTGCGCGCGCTTTGGCTTGCCGGCTGAAGCTGGCGCTGCAGCTGCTGCCTTAGCACCGAAGGCAGGCTTCGCGGCAGGCTTGCCGATAGCTGGCTTCACGGCTGGCTTGGCTGCTGCCGCTTTAAACGCTTCTTCTGGAATTTCAGTGGTGCCTTCGTCAATCGGATGGCCGTTGGCGTCCACATCGGCAATTTCTGGGGCCTGGAGAAGCTCTGCTTCGACATATTCGCGAGGCTCTACAGCACGCCCGGTGCTTTTGACAAGGACATAATTGCCTTTGGCGTTGGTTTTAGTTGTGGCATACCACCACGTCCCATCGATGGAGAATGGAATGAAAGCTCCGTAGTTGTTTTCCTTCACCTTACCTATCGAAAAGGCAGGAGAGCCATTTGCATCGGTGAATGTGAATTTGAATTTGCCGCCATCTTTCGTCTCGGCTAGCGTAGCCTTAACTCCATTATACTCGCCCACATACATAGGGCCATATTGGCCTTGCTCTGGGTTCATAAAGAACGCGGGCTGATCGTATTTCTTTTTGCCAGCGGCTGCAGGCTTCTTTGCGAAACTGTTGCTTTTCTGTCCGAATGCCATAATCGTTTCCTTTATTTTTTGAGACGCTCAACCGTCACTTCAGTGCAATCTTGTACAGCAAAAATGAGGCTTTGTCTACATTGGGCGACAATTTCTTCTGATGTAAGCCCCGCCCCGTCCACAACCTTTAGGAGAATGGGCTCAGTATTTTCGCCCAGAACAAATGCCACCTCGTAAATTCGCTTCATATGTCCCTCAATTTAGGAGGTAGCAAAATCCTGGGGCCTGCTTACAAAGCGTCTCACCTGTCCAGAATGTTTCTGCGTCCATGTGCTTTATGACGTCGACCTCGGGCATGAATTTGCCCACGCCTTCCATGAGCATTTTGATGAAGACAACGTCGTCCTTTTCAAGCCCGTCTGCCATTTCCCTAGCATCTTTGCTAGTGATGTTACGGGCGAACGAGATGTATGGGCGATGGAAAAGCAGGCTTGAGAGCCTATAGGCCAGCCTGCTATCACATTCTTCCCAAATCATGAACGCGGCCGAATAGGCAATTGTGGCCGTGCACGAGAAGACATAGCCATATGTTTTGAGCAGCTTCATGCGCTCCAAAATTTGCTTCATGGCCTCCACTTCCCCGCCCCTAGATGCAATGTTAATTTGCACCACGTTGCTAGGAATGGCTTTAACTGGAAGGAGCGCTAGCTCATTGCTCTTAACCAGAAAAAGCATACTCATCAACCCATTCACATCGCCCACAATTTCGAGCGTAGCTGCTGGGGGGATTGGGGTTTTATTGCCAGCAGCAAATACGCAGGAGCATAGAAACATTGCCATTGTCAAGAGAAATTTCATACGCACCCGCCTAGATAGAAGGTTGATTGGGAATAGCCTAATTCTACCTCACGGCGAAGCAGTTTGTCAATTACCTGATTGGCCATGTACATAGCCAAGTCGAACGACGTAGAACTGCCTACCAACCTATCATTGACTACCACGAAATACTTATCATCACTGCTCACATAATTGATTATTACTCTTTTTATTGTCTCATTCGAAGTCATTGAGAAAGTCCTTATGTAAATTGGGCCAAAGCCTCAGCCATTCGCTCGATATTTTTTCGATTGCCCAGTCCCACCAAGCATCAATGTCGTGCTCGTAGTTATTACATACATCCTTGAGCTCACACATATCACAAAGATTCCATTCGAAGGAGTTCGGAAGAATGGATCTCTTTGTGGGACGTCCACCCATTGTCTCCCTATGGGCCACTTGAGAGACAAGCTTATAGAAATCTTCGATGTGCCCAATACGTAGCGGAATATCGCGTCGTTCTACTCCACTGTGCACAGTATAACACTGAAGCGTATCCGCTTCTTTGTCCCATTCGAATATTGTCTCGTAGAAACCCAGCTTCGCATAGCTAGGGGTACCATCGGCTTTTAGCTCAGCCAAATTTAGGGCAGCAAAGGCCTCTGCGTCTGCCCCTTGAATGGCAAAGCGCACAGGAATGCTGTAGACAATCGAATAGCGCGTCAGATTATGTTTCCACATGTAGTGCATCGATTGGATGATGTGAGCACTATCGACTTTGCTGTTGATGAGGATGTTTTTGGCTCCATAGACGGTGCCTTTGAGCTTCATCTCAATGCCCCAATAAGGATGCCCACTGGCATCCAACAAAATCATATCCGGCCTGCCCGTAACCCTCTCCATCCGGTCTTTTTCCATATCTGTGGAAGAAGGGGACCCGATTTCGTATGACACCGGAATTTCTTCTTCTCGCTTAATACGGTCTTTGGGCCATCCCGATAGGGAAATATACTTGTCGAGCACGTCCTCGTTCGAGATGCCAAATCCCATTAGAATTTGGGTGCGGGCGTCGATTGGAAGGTCATAGCCGTGATAACGGAGGGCGGCTTTTCTGACACATCCAAACTGGGTGCCGTCATCCATTATAGCGCCAGCGGATCCGCCGCGCAGGGTGTGCATTGTTTCAATTGAGCGGCGGGCATGATTGAGGACATGCTGCTCAATGCCTTTATCCAGAAGCTGAGTGATGGAAAAGGGCCTAGGCTCTCCGCGCTTTTCAACACGTTTGGCAGTTTTAGGCTTAACTTCTTTAGCTCTTCCTTTTGCCGGGGCGCGTTTTTTCACAGGAGCCTTAGCCATATTCTTTTCCTTATGTTAATGTAACATTACCTTTTAAGCCAGTGGCAGTGCTGCTAGAACCTGTAGCATTGCTAGTGCCCTTCCCGATGGAAGGGGACGTACCATACCCTACAAGTAGGTTGCCATGCATATCATATTCGCCCATGACAGTGCGGCCAGCTACAGCAAGCTTGGCTGTATTCATATCAGGAAGCCCACTCATTATCAAGGCATAAGTGCCGTCTTTTTGAAGCTCCATGACGCCATATGTCAGGGTTTGCATCTGCACAATTTTGAATTGCATTATATGCTCCTAGAAAGAAAGCTTGTCAGCTTTCGTTTGAGTTTGGAAAAGGGGAAGGGAAGTCCATCCCTTTTGGCTACGTCCATGTGATGTTGCCACACTATATACACGATGGCAAGGACACCTAGACCGCAATATGTCAGCACAAACCATTCAGCCTCTTTCATTTTTTCTCCACCGAGCGCAGCAAAGCGTCAATACCACCAATTTCACTAGCCACATAAATGGCTGGGCTGAATGCGGCCTGCGCCACATGCGCCATCCCCCTTACGCCAGTGTAGAGGGCCACACTGAATAAAAGCCACGCAAAAAGAGCCGTATAGCCCGTTTTGTCTACATCGCCCAGAGCCTTTTGCGTCTTGGCAATTTTTAGGAGAACACTGAATAAAAGGAGACAGGGAAAGGTGAAGGACAGCCACGCGGCTGCTTGCTGTATTGCAAAAAAATATGCCACCTGCGAGATTAGGGTAGAGATGGTGCCGCCAGTTTGCTGAATGATGGTGACGATTTGATTGGTGTCTAACATAAAATTCTCCTTTAATTATATTAAATGCTACGTGCAAAAATTCTAGCAACTTTATCCATAAATGTGCTAGGCTTTGTTTTGGAGATGTTCATCCAATTTCTAGGATTGTTTACATTAAATTCTCCTTCCAGTGTGTAAGTTTCCGGTCGCCCCCCAAATCTAACTCTCACTGGATAAGTATCGCCCAGTTCCACGCTCTGCACAACACCTCGCCGTCCTTTCCCGTCCCAGACAATATCGCCCACTCTAAACTCTGTGCTCATATGTCCTCCTCATTTCTGCAGCGCCAGGACATGTAACATAAAACAGCGACAACTGTAAAGACAATTGCCAGCCTCGCGGTGTCAAGGCTTTCCGTCACGTAAGTTTCTCCTCGAGGACAGCCCTCTCTTCCTCAATATTACGCGCCTCACTTCCCTTCAGTGAGAATTTGTCGCCATGCCTTTTCTTGAGCTTTTCAATCATAGCCACCGCGCAATCCTCGAGAGAAAGGTGGTTGGCATCGGCAATAATGCCTAGATAGTAGAGAATGTCCCCAATCTCCTCTCCAATGTTCGTTCTGTCCGTCGCCAGAAGAGCTGAATGAAGCTCACCGAATTCGGTGGCAACACCGATAAGTCCGTGAATTTCCCGCATGTATGGCAGCGTTACGAGGCTTCCATTGGGCGAAGGGACAATGTCGTTTGTGCGGTAGAAGAGCTGCTTTTTGGTGCTATCAAGGCTATTTCCAAGGTTGGCCATTGCCTGAAGCTTTTCGAACATAAATGCCGTCAGTGTACGGCCGACGGCAAAAAATCTTCCAACGCTGTGCGCGGCAAAAACATTTGTCTTATATGAGCTCTCGGGCAGCTCTGTTCTTTTTATGGCGGCCATAAGCTCTGGAAACGAGATGTGCGTCTTATTCATGCTTTCTCCATTTCTTTGTCAAATGTGTCTATGGCTTCGACAAGCCCATCCATGTCCAATATGGACACAGTTGTGCGGATGAGGGCAGGGGAGCCATCGACGACTAGTGTTAGAGACAATTTGTCCCTAAGCTTTTGAGCTGCCTCCAGAATTCCAATTAAGGGTTCAATAGGGGTTTCTCTGAGTTCTCTGTCTTCGTCTTTTTGCCTAAGCCATTGCGCTAGTGTGAGTTTTGTGTCTTGTTTTCTCATACCTTCTCCTTAATTTCAAGCCCAGCAAAAGCTGCCAAAGCCTTCACTACATTAACAAAGTCAGCAACATCCAGCATATCACCATCGTCACACAATTGTATTTGTCCTGCCCAAAGGGACAGCTGAGGAAGGGCTGCATAAAGTCTGCCCGGCACTGCTTTCTTTAGAGCTGCTGTCACTGATGTGTCGAGATTTTTTGTGCGCTCTGCATATTCTTTAAATGTCATAGCTGCATCCTTTTTGCGCGTTTCTTCTAAATACTTCAGGTTCGCCTCATGTACAGCCTTAGCTGTCAGAGGAAAATAGTGCCCATCCACAGCCCATCCTGGGGATATGACACTAGTGTATCCGTGCTCAGTGCAAACAACATCCTCGTCGCTGCTATTGACAACAATGCCGTCAAACTCACTCATACATTCTCCTTCGTCTGCTGGGCGAGAAGAAATGCCTGCCACCGGGCTAGCTTTCCTTGAATTGCTTCGGGCATCTCCCGAATTTGCTCAGGCTCGAATATTGACATTGCTCGCATCACGCTTGCGTAGAGGCGACACGCCATATCCATATTGCCAATTCCTTCCTCAGCCGCATGTTCTATAATGTCGGCCTGAATTTCAGGTGGGAAATTGTCCATTATCAAATTTATCGACAGCGTTGTCTCTTTCATTTAAGCAGCTCCTTTTCGACATTTGCAATGGCTTTTTTCAGCCTGTGATTGGCGGTAGCGAGCTGCTCTGTGGCCGAGCGTAGCGAATATTCAGCCACCATCATTTCCTCTGAGGCTATCTTGTGATTGAATTCAGCAATATCCAGCTCTGCTATGAGCATCGTTTCCTGTGTGGTTGATTGACCATTTATCTCAATTACATTATTCATACATCCTCCTCCTTTGTAGCTGCGTCCCAAGCTTCACAAGCCCACTTATAGTCCACTGCTGCTATCATACCTTCGGGGCATTGGCGGTGCCCTGGTAAGATGTAACAACTTCTCATCCTCTCACCAGCCCTTAGTGCGGCTGTAATCTTAGGTCCATCGTGCAAGTGATCTCGATCAGCTATCCATTGGATCATTTCTACCAAGTTCATACATCCTCCTCCCTCGTTGCCGCGTCCCACTTTACCACCCCGGACATATTTGCTGGGTGTACCCTACCTAACAATTGCGGAGTGTTGTTAATGTCTTCTCGTAGTTGCTGCCCCGCTCGTAGTGCTTCTATAATTGCGTCACATTCCCCCATTTGTGTCACTTTTCTGTCTGGAAGCCCCATCACCTCAATCAAAAGCTTCCAGTCGTTTATTCTATCAATCATACGATCTACGTTCATACATCCCCCTCCGACATGCTTTGAGCCAGCTTAGTAAGTGCGCTACCCGCTCTAAGCTGCGTAGTTCCTGCTATCTCTTTACGTCCACACTTACCACAGTGGCACAAGTATGTAACACCAGATGGACCTATAGTTGGTCCTGTCCAATCATTAGATCTGGACTTACAGGTCCTACACCTAATAGGCTTGTCGCGTTGTGCCCATTCAGGTAATTGACTCCGTTTCATACATTCCCCTCCGAACAACCTTCATCTGGTTCACACCCACTACCGCAGGAGCATCTGTTGCGCTATGCTTTGGTCTCCTTCCCGAACAGGGCGTTTAGTATCTGATGCCGTTCTCCTGTTGATATGTTCACATGAAAGCAGATAATATTGTCCACCTCCTCCCGCGTAAGCAGCCTCAATATCAAAGCTGGAGCAGCGGCTATAAGAGCTTTGGCTTTGTCGTTATTGTTGCTCATCCCTCACACCTCCACGTTTACTGTTACAGGCACTGCAACTGCGAGGCATGTACACAGAGCAAGGTCTCTTGCCACATCCTCATGTTCATGTACAGTTATGCGGTTCTTATACACATTCGCATAAATGGTGTGTGTCACCGTGCGCTTGGGGAGGATGAGATCTTGCTTTGACTCCTGATCATCAGAGTGGTAATGTCCGGTTTTTGTGTACGTGTTGGCCCATCTACCGTCCACAACAGCTACAATTGGTTGGTGCTCGTTTGCATCTATGCAAATTATACGCGCATCCCTACCGTCGCGAGTTTTGATGCCTTCTTGGCCAACATAGAACTTACTTGATGAGTTACTCATTTATATTTCTCCATGATGGCTTTGCGTTTCTCAGCTGCCCAATCTAATGCAGCCTCTATACCATACAGCGAAGCGACTTCCACTACACGCACATTTAGCCTCAAAAGCTCCTGTAGAAGCTTTTCGTTAGGCCTTTCGTATTTCATTTGTCGCCCTTCCCTCTATATTTGCTATTCATTTCTTCTCTTGTCATTGGCTCATAGCTTAAAGCGACACTTTTCGGAATGCCCCATGTATGCTCAAGCGGCCAGCGTGCGGTATCGGCCTCTGTCGCCGGCTTTTTGTGAGGACATCCCACCATATGTGTAATGCCATGCCATGTAACGGTACATCTGCATTCTGGCTTCTTGGATGTTGGGGCAGTTGTTGATGGTTCTATGTGCCACGTTGCGTCATTCCGGTATGCGACAGCTGCCTCAAACGTGCGTCTATATTCCTCACACTGACTAAGATGGTGGAGCTTGTCTGCTGCCAACCTATCCTCCATAATTCCGGTGCCATGCTGCCATTTTGTGGGCGAAGCATTATGAGCATTTGCTCCATGTGCCTTATGAAGTTCTTTCATTTTCTGTTCGGCGCGCATCCTTTCGGCCGCTTCCCTAGCCTTACGCATTGTTTCCAATAGATTGTCAGACGATTTTAGGGACTCTCGGGCGTCAGCCTCAAGCAGCTCTCGGCGCTCTTCTTCCCATTCTACAATTTCAACGAAATAGGTTGGGATTTCGGTGATGTCGTCCCTCGCCCCCTTAGACCTACCCTTTGTGGTGAGGCGCATGCGCTTTGCCAAATTGCGCAGGTCTGGATAACTCTCCGTGGACATTGTACTTCCACATCTTTCAAAGAACACAACCTTGCCATTCAAATCAATTTCGAATTTGGCAGTGAGGGTGCCCATTATCATAGCACTCTTGTCTTCTTCCGTCATGGTGTTCATATAGCTTGTGACGTAAGGCTTTAGGTGGTGCATGGGTGTTCTCCTCAAAAAGCTGCTGGGCAGCCGTGTTTTCCTACGCTCTATAGAGCAATTTCCTGGCCATTGCAATAGGAATAGATTGGCCTGTAATTGCGTTATGTAGTTGAGTCAACTGTCTGAGTTGTAGTCACATATGCATATATTTTGTTCAAATGATTTGGGCAATCTTGATTCAAATTCATTATCAAACTCGATGAGATCTAGCTCAGACGATCCAATTTCGCTAATTTTTATTTTATCAGCAGCATTAAGTTTACTTAAACTAACACAACGCCCACACTTGATACACTTTTTCATATGCATTTTCCTTTTGTCACATTTACCTTAGGATTCCACCCAGCAGCTATAAGCGCTTCCCGAGCCTCGGCGCAGAACTGGTGGCTGCTGGGCGATATATACCTCCTCGCCAGCTTATCAAGCCCCCTTTCGGTTTTGTATTGATTTAATACATATTCAATTTTGACCTGCGTAGCAATCTTATTTGATTGCCATCCAGCTGCCACAAGTGCCTCTCTAACTTCTGGAATATACCTTCGCCCAGCTCTAATCCAGTTTTCTACTGTCTTGCTAATACTGCCCTTACCATTACTCCACTCCTTGATAGCTCTCTTGATCTTGTCCTCCGTGGATGTGGAATTTCTGCCTGCTTTGACTGTTATGCCATGCTCTGCACAAAACGCCGCGTAATCTGGGTTATATGTGGTCGTTTTGGGCGACAAGTATTTCGGGTGTGCTCGCCCCAATATTCCCTCAGACTCTTTCGGAGCCCTTCCGTTCTCTATTATGAATTTTTTCAGCTTCTCAGCTCTTCCTTCCGGATCTTTATATACAGTACCTTTACACTTAGCTAAAGCCTCCTTAAGACTACAACTATCTCCCTCTTTTTCTCTTTCTTTCATATATTCCAAGTAGGCCTGAAATGTAATTTCAAGCTTACGCGGATTGGAACGCTTACTGTCGCCTTTCTCTTCTCCCTCACTAGATTTTTCACCACCATTCCCTTGCGTAGGAAGAGGCCTTTCCCTCGCCACTGTCGTATTATATTTTCCATCGAATGCTTTGTAATGCTCTGTTTCGGATAGTCCCATAACAGCTGCCATAATAATTTGCGTATAGTCCCAGAGGGGAGCTGCGCAAAGCTTGACAAATTGCTTATTGGGCGAGGATGGGTGGCGCCTCATAAGCCTTCCAATCATTTGCTCTATGCGGACAATGTTCATAGAAAAAGATGCGTCAATGAATGTTCGAAGAGCTGGGTAGTCGAATCCCAATGTCGCCCGATTGACAACAACGCATACATCATATTTTCCAGAGACAAATGCCTCCAGATTCTTACCATTCCTATCTGCCATAGAGCTGTCATTTCCACCTCCGTCCGACCAGCTTCCAATAGCTGCTATTTTCTTTTCTCCAATTTTAAATTTCTTGAGCTGCCTCATAAGCTTTTCTGCCACCCCAATACCACTGACACTTATGACAAGCGGGAAATGTTTTTTGTCCAAAAAAGGTTTTATTTGTTTCCAGATAGGAGCTAATGCCAAATCAATATCTTTTTTCAATTCATCATTGGCATTAAAATCATCATGCGAAAGCTTTTGTGCGGTTTCGAGTAGCTGCACATTCACATCATCGGCTGTGCTTTTGGCAAAGGCCTCTTCTCTGCTAAAAAACACCTTCTCAGCCTCAACTTCATAATGAGAGGCTGTCAGCAAAAAACGTTTACATGATTTTTTGAGGCCGCCAAGAATGGTGGCATACATTGATTTTTCCTCATCATAAAATTGATGAGCTTCGTCAACAATTAGAAAATCAAAACGTTTCAGATATTTAGGGCAATTTTTAGCCGTCTGAGGCAATGTCACCACCACCCTATAATCACTGGATGACATAAATTCAGCAGCACCATCGGCCTGGTAGACGTGAGCCCTGCCAACACGGCTAATGAGCCTCTCGGCAAATTGATTTTTGAGGTTGGTGAGTCCATGCGCCAGGACAAGAAAGGAAGCATTTGGGTTGTCCACAATTAACTTGGCCGCGACCTCTGTCTTACCGAACCCAGTGCATGCTGCTAGGCATACAATCTTATGGCTCTTCATCAGCCCCTTTAGTGCGGTTAGCTTTTCATCCTGCCATGAGTGAAGTTTCCATGATGTATTGGCCATTTCATTCTCCTATTATTTTGATTTACGAACAGGACTTTTGCTGTGGGGCTCATACCATTGTATGCAATGTTAGTTCCATCGAGGCTTCTTTAAATTGTCCTACATTCACTTAGGGAACTGCCGCCGCCATTGTTTGGTTGTAAAATAAAACATAGACAGCGTTTAATCTATAGACGCAAAAAAGGGACTCACTTAAATGAATCCCTCGGAGGAAGTCGGGAGGATATTCACACCACTACCAGGGGATTTCCGACGCTGGTGTAAGAGCTTTGGCAGCTTCTTCTTTCGCCTTCTTCTCAGCCACAAACTTTGCAATAGCGTCCTTCTCTTCTTCGGTGCGCCTTGCCTTCGGCTTGTCTTTGTTCAGAGAATATTCTTTCTTCTTCTCTTTGGCCCTATCTCGCCTTTGCGCGTCTTCTTCCTTCAGCACTTTAGCTAGCATAGCTTTTTCTGCCTCGCTCACCATCTGCTCAGTGTTTGTTTTACTCTTTTGATAGGCAGCTATCAGAGCAAGGATGTGCTCTTTGTTGGGTACTTCCCCTGGGTTGGGATAGAGGAGCTTCACCGTCCTAAATACTGCTCTCGGCATAGCCATTAGGTTTGCATAGGTATTGTCCAGCTTATTGCCGTTCAAGTGATAGATTATGTAGCCTTTGGGAATAGGCCCAGCATTGGCCTTCCACACTTGGTGATCTATTGGTTCTTTAGTGATGGCATCCCGCAAGAACCCATTCTTTTTATCCACAATTGTCTGCACTTCAGATAGCTTAGCTCCGTTGCCAACGTCAAACGCTTTGAGGAGGACACTTAGAAGGGCCCTATCACCAGAATCTTTCACAACAGCGTCCACCACGGTGGTGGCATATTTTGCATTGATTTTCAAATGTTTCCTAGACTTAGCCATATTGTCCTCCATTTCTGGCAGAAAAATACAGCAAGCCTAGCCAAAATGATAGAGATAAAAATTTCTTTATGTTGAAAATAAAATTTGACAGGGGGGGAGGGAAAGTGAGTATAATCTGATTTAACAACAAACGGTAATGAGCAAAGCCCAGCGAAGCTGCGGGACGCAGCAAGCGATTAGGCGACCAGGGAAAGTAGCCGCATACTCGGATCTCCCTGGGCGACTAAGGGCAAAGCGTAGAGCTCGAGCCCAGTTTTCAGACTCCCTGGGCGATGAGATCGAAGTGCTGCGAATTAATACATAGGCTTTAGACTACCTGTTAATCGCTTACTTATTAGCTACCCATATGGGCGAGGTACGAGCCCAATACATAGACCTTCCCAATTAATTCATAGCAGCCCGTCTATTCACAATCTGTGAACCACATACTGTTATTCGCTAATCATTCTCGCTTAGCTCTCATACTTCGAGCGTCAGCTCGAATAGCTGTCTTAGTGGCCAGTAAACCTTTTGCTAGCCGCCCTACTCGTCAAATGCCAGCCGAGGCATATGCTACACCCATACACTCTTAGCGTCATTTCCCGCACGAGCTCTTGGCCGTCCTGGCCCTCCATTGTACGCCTTGCCACACGTTCAGCTAATGCACGGCTACTGTACCTGCTCTTACTTGTGCATGAGTCGTACACATACTCTGCCACCGGCTTACCGAGCGCCATCGCGTTTTGTTCTGACAGAAGCATCATTTCCCCCCTCGCCCACTATTGAGCTTCGCAATTAGAGACAAAAGGCTAATGCCCACGCCAACGATTAGGATGAAGGGAAAGAAGAGGATGGTAATTGCCAGTTCGGCCAAAGCAATCCCCAGGAACCGCCCCAAAGCCCTCGCCCAGGCAACGTACATCGAGAGGAGGGTCATTGCATTCCTCCTGATGTCGGAAGCAATGGCCCCCCGTTTCCGGCTTCCTGGGCCTTGATGGCTGCCTCAAGAATTTCGAGGAATGTTTTCACGCATTCCAAGCGGTCGGGATCGGGAAGTGTGTCACATGCAGCAAACTCAATTGAAATTACGTGCTTAACAGTGGCCGTGCCGGACGCTTTAATGCTGTGCTCCGAGCGGCAACCTGAGAATGCCAGAAAAATCCAAAACATAGCCGTCAATGCCCATACACTATTAATAAAAAGACGCATTTCATTTGCTCCTATAAAGAACGTTGAGGGCTTCACACAATATGGCGACAGCAACCGCACCCACCATCGAGAAGAGGAAGGCAAGCCAATGAAAGCCATGGAAAGAGGCAATAACGGCCATACTTCCGCTGACAATCAAATTGAGGCCAGCCATAATTGTGGAAAGAATGGCTAAATTTCGAGTTTCTCTTTTCATGGTCCTGTCCACCTTTCTGTTGTCACAATATGCACCTTCGCTGCTCCACCGAGGAACGGGGGCCTTTCTTGACAGCCGCTCAGCACTAGAATTAGAATACCCGTCACCGTCATATAAAACCCCAACACTAGCCATAGCATGGCTTTAATTGTCCGAAAAAAGATGAGCGCCGTTGGCCACCAGCTAGGTGATGCCTCAACAAGATGCTTTGCTGGCTTCATGCACTTCTCCCCTTTCTTGCCATATAGGCGCTTATGTGCAGGCGCTCAAGTGTCTCAAGCTCTTCCCTCGGCAAATCGATTGAATAGGTGTCACGGGCAATTTGCCGCATACCTGTTGGAAGCCCCAAGGCCATAAGCTCGCTCGCAAGCTTACGGATAAGCTGCTCACTGCCATACACTACTTGTCGTTTGTCTTGCAATTCTCTCGCGCACAACTTGTTTGTGTGCATATTAGTTCCCCTTTCTAATTGTCAGGACAATGCGGAGCAGAATAATTACCGCTATGCCGCAAAATCCAATTGTTACAGCTTTCAGAACAAGAGCACTTGCCTCAAATAATCTCGCCGATTCCGGGCTCGATGCGGCCTCAGCGGCCTTTGTCGCTAGAATTGTTTTCATTTCATTTTTCCCATGTTGTTATATGAGTTATTTGGTCATCATGTAGCCCATAATAAGCGGCAATTTTGTTTAGCATTTCACGCAAACGTACGGGGCTTAAAGCCCTGTCGTGCGCGTCCTGCAACTTATAGAGAAGCTCGTTTCGCTTGAAAGGGATGAGCTCTATTGGCACTTGTGATTCTTTCATATTCAATATCGACATCCCTTCGATGCTTTTGTCATATTCAGCGTCAGGAATAAGGCACCCAACCGCGCACATTGTTCCTTCGGGGCCCCTATACAAGCACCCATAAGGCGTATCTCTATCTTCATCGTCACGAGCCGACCTACGGCCCTGCTTGGCCAAATGCTGGCAGACATAATCAAATACGGACTGATTGGTGTAGGTTGAGGCGTTGCCTAATATAAGCTGCATTGCATTTCCCTTTCTTCAGATTAAAGCTTTTCCGAAAGTGATTCCTTGAATTGGTTGCTGACATTTTTAAGTAGTAGATTGCGCTCTTCGTCCGCTAGCTTGAATTTTACAGCATGTGTTCCCACAAATTCAGTGAGTACATCAATGCCAAAAGAAAGACCTTGTCTATTCAACACTTCGAATAGTGTTTTCGCATCCTCTTTTACATTACCTAAATCACCGTATTTGTTTGCACTCATGTCTTCATTCCTTTCATTTTATAGTGAATTATTCCCCAGCCTCACTTGCCAACTCATACCAATCGACACGCCATAGGCTTCCAATATCCAGCACCATCCCGCGCGCTTCGTTGCTCAACTTACCATCTTCCAGGATGGTAAATACCAATTCCGTAAACCAATCTTCCAATTCCTTAGCGAATTCATGCTGGCTATTAGAGCGGTTGAGCATGTCCACATATTCCGAATAAAGGCCTTGGTCGTTGTGGATGTGTAGGCTAACAGCCCATGTTTCTCTGTTTGTAAAGCCATTGTACGAGTCGTCTTGCTTTTTCATCTCATTTTCCTTTCATCGAGGGCATTATGCCCGATTTATAATTCTCTTATCGGCAGCCGCTAGGCAATTCTTTAGCCTAATTTGATGCCATGTGAAATGATGCCCGCATTATTGAGAATTTCGTCAAGAGGTAATTCATTCTCATCCCACATTGTCATGGATAGCTGTTCCCATTCGTAAGTATCAGAATCAGGTTGGGGCAAATATCCGTTGGCCAATGTTTGTTCTTTTCTCATCTTAATATCCCCTATAGATTGGTTCGGATTGGCAACTTTCAACACTTGACTGACTAACACAATTCGAATAATTGCTATGCTCTCGTTCGCAATTCTTAAGAAACCCCGACAGACAAATTACCCAGAAAAAGACATTGAAACAGAACTTACCTAGCGGATCGTTAAGCGTAATGAATTCCATCTTAAGCCACCTTTCGTATGGAGTTAGCGAGAGCTAGCGAAACATTATGTCCATCAGCTTTAAGCCTGTCAGCAAAAGCCTGCGCCTTTGTGTTTGCATAGCGCGGATTGGGGCGCTCGCACATATATGTTCCATTGACATAAACAACATACTGCTCCATTCCGCATTTGATTTCCCCTACTACTTCAACCTTAATCATATAGTGTTCCTTTCTTATTTGCTTACTTCCTGCTTGCCTCACTCACATCAATCTTATCGACAAACGCAGTGAGAAACTTTAATTCTTACTACGAATGTAAGAACGCCTCTGAAAAGGCCCTTAAAATCGATTTCGCCGGAAAGGGCATTGCCAAGGACGGAGCGGTTTCATCGATTGTAGGGCAAATGCGGCATTTCGTTTTGCGAAGGAAAGAGCTCATAGTGAGGATGGGTGCTATTCTCAATAGAATTATTACAAGAGAGCAGAAGCGTGGCGCTGCATGTCACTGCTATTATTAGCTTTATGGGCGAATTGCACAAATGGCCTAGAATCGACGCAATTTTGGCCAATAGCTAGACTCATCCTTTTATTTCTAGAAGCTCCTAGACCCCTTTCTGTCATCCCGTTTCTTGGCTCAATTCTTACTGTTCGTCATAAAGCGAGGGAAAGCAGCCGCAGGCCCCGAGCTTTCTTACCGGAAGGCAGAACCTCCCTATCGGTAGCTTCGCCTTCGACGCCGTGCGGTAGCACACAATGCTTGTCATTGTAACCCCTGCCCCCCAACCATCTGCCACGTGCCCACGCGTGAGAGAGGGGAAGTGGGTTTTGAGATGGTGGGGGGAGTGACCGAAACGGCTCCTCTATTTTTTAAACACACCTAAGAGGCACTCGACCTACCTAAGGCCGGCCTTGTGTCCGAAAACGGGACAGTTCGTGTCCAGAATCGGGACAACCCCAGCTGCTGGGAGGCATGTAAAAATTAGGACACCACCTATCTAAAAATTAGATAGCCACCTCAAAACGATTGAAAAAAGGTGTTTACATCACACAAGGTAAAGGTTATAAGATGTTACGGGAGGAACCGCACAATGAGAGCCAAAATAGCGGACAACGGTGGGCGAGATAAGTTCTATCCATATAAAATGATTGCCACTCTTCTGTTCGAAAAGGACGTTCCAGGCGTCACCAAGACAGAAACTGGCATGCTCCTCATAAACTACTTGGAATTTCGTAAAGCATTCTCGCGTGGCATGCAAAATCCTGTGCCCAACTACCTTCTAATCATTAAGGAAATGGGCATCTTTCAGGAGTGTCAAATCCACCAGCAATATGCTCTCGTGCGATTTGCTCCAATTGTAAGAGGAGCGTCAATATGACAGAGCAGAAGAATCCAGAGCCAAAAAAGCCTTCAGCAAAGATGACAATGCAGAAAGCGGCTGAAGTGAAGCTTCAAGAATTCGCTGAAGCGTTCGATCCAACGGACGCCATGCTTATGGCCAGGGCCCGGCTCCACAATCACATGTCCAACCATCCTCCGCTTGTAGGCACAGTGGATGTTGATTATATTGAGAAATATTCCGGCAGCCGAAAAATTAGGACGTGGATTGAAAAAAGCCCTGAATTTGTCTATTGGATTTTGGACAAGGATTTTGACGAGCATAGCAAGGCCGTCATGAAGCATGCTGCTATTGCGCTCCTTATGGGTGCGGTGAAGGGCGTTTTGAGTGAGACGAAGGTTGATAAGGACGGGATTGCCTACGATTCGCCCATAGCTGTCAAAGACCGTGTTAAAGCGGCGGAGCTTCTTTTGAATTATACGGATGCTATGCCTTCGAAGAGGAAAGAAGTAAAATGGCTAGACGAATCAATAGGTAAGCTCTCTGAGGCGGATGTGGATAAGAAGATGGAAGCAGCGCGCAAGCGTATTGCAGGAGATGAGCCGATTGACTCGTAAATGCGCATTGACATTTGGGGCCCTTACGTGTTAAGCGTATAGGGCATCCAATCAGATGCATAGGAATTAAAGGAGTCGCTGGTGCTTCTCCCTCATAACACAAAGATGTTTTCCTCACCTTAGCCTCACACTCAAAAATAGTCAACAGGAGAATTCATGGGACGCGCCGGATATAGCAGCAAAAGTATTGTGCCTCAGACAGTTGGCAGTGGATCAAATGGCGCAGCTGCCAGCCAATCGATTGGCGCGAGCGTCACCAACCAAGTGATTTCGGTTCCCTCCTTTCGTATCCCAGAAGACCTGAACACCCGCCTACGCATTACAATTTTAGTGGCATCCTCTACTGTTGCAGTCGGCATCACTGCCAAGCTTCAGGTTAGAATTTCTGGATCCGCTGGCTGGGTGGACAGTAAAACCGTAGCAATTACAACAGGTGCCTCAAACACTTTGTTTGAAATTAAGTTCCTCGAGACGATTGCAGGCGACCAGACTTATCTGCCATTGCCCCCCGAAGGCCGCCTTGTCATCACCTCTGGTGCTGGCGACAGCTGCGTCATCACCAATGCCTGGGCAACTGACACGAGCATATAGTCACTAAGGAAATCAATGAGTAATGTCTCCGGCAACTCCACGGACAAAAAGCGTCTTGCCTATGCCAAACTGAGGGCAGAGAGCAGTGATAAGCTTTTGTCGTGCTTTGTCGCAGGAGACCTCGATTCTCGCCCAAGAGGAAATGCCAGAAAAATCATAATGGATACCGAGCATAGGGGCCATTGGATTATTGGGGCCAACCGCTCTTCGAAAACCTCAACTGGCGCAAGAGAAGTGGCGTGGTGGTTTTTGGGAACTCATCCATTCAAAAAGCGCCTGCCTGAGTGGGCAGACCAACCCCTCCTCATCATCGTGGCCGGCCGCACTGGCCAGCTCATAACAGAAGAGCTCTGGGCGAATAAGCTCAAGCCCCTTCTACCTCCGGGTTCCTTCCGCAATCCGCAGAAGGAAGGCGCCTTCATTAAAAGCGTCGAGCATGTTTCCAACGGAAACCGCCTCCTCTTCCTATCCCATCACGACGCCAAAAATGCACGGGAAAAAGTGCAGGGCTTCACCGCACATGTGGTGTGGCTCGATGAGATGCCAGATGACGAGAGCTTTTTGGCCGAACTTCTTCTCCGCGTCAGTGCCACAAGCACAAAGAAGATTGAGCCAGGGATGACCCTATCCGGCTATTTTTACGGAACATTTACACCGCTCGTAGAAAACCCAGCAATCCAGCAGCTTGTCGATGAATGTCAGTTTCCATTTAAAAAATGGATTCTTAGGCTCGAAGACAATCCAATTTATGAAGGCTGGACCGTCGAGCAGCTTGACGATTTGATTCGAAGCAAGTGCGGGGACGAGGTGGAGTTTCAGGCCCGTCGACACGGCGCTTGGTATTTTTCAAGCGAGCGCGTCTTCCGTGGCTATGATCCCTATAAGAACAGGGCCCCTCTTCCCTTCACCTATGCACCAAGTCTTCAGCACGCCGTCGTCGTAGATCCTGCAGCGAGCGGAAAGGTGGGTGTGACGCTTTGGTGCAAGAGCCCTACCCATCCGGCTTGGTGGTGTGTTAAGGCCCTCACAATGGACGGCAGCGCAGCTAGCCTTCTTGTCCGTGAGATAGAGACGAGCCATCTATCCGGCATCAGGCTTCCGAAGGGTAGCCGCATTTGTGACAGCTCGCCCAGCGGGTTTTATAAAGAGGCCCAGGTGCAGGGTATCGATTATTCGCCCATCACTGACAAAATGGCCAAGAAATTAGAATCAATTGAAAATGTGAATGTTGCATGGCACAATGGTCTTCTCATGATGGCAGAGGGCAAGGCAACTGAAACGCTTCACACGGAAATGCTTCAGGCTAAATGGAAGCCCACAGAAAAAGAGATTGTGAATTCGCACAAATACCATTGCGCGGACACTGTGCGGTATTTGTGGATGAAGAAGCCTAAGGATGAGGAGATGCCCCGCATCTACGAATCCGTCTATCACGAGATGAAACAAAGCCAGCTTGCAGAAGAGCGTAAGGCCTCAATTAAAATAGCAGAAGCCATGAAGCGTAAATCCAAAATTTGGGGACGCAAATATTCAGGACGGAGAGCATTCTGATGGACACAAGCCCAATCTACACAATAGCTATGTTCTCACTGGGATTTAGCGTTGCGGCTCTTGCCGGCGTTTTTGTGCTGTTCACGCGCCTTCACGGCAAGGGAATACTCGACAAGGCTGAGCCAGAAAAGCGCTCTTCGAAAACACACGGAAGCATCTTTCGATTTTAACCCGAATGAAGGAACCTTAATATGAAGTGGCGCATTCTCACCCCCACCATTCCAGAGCTACTCAAAAGCCTTCACAAAAAATTCATCTATTCTAGGGACATGCGTGAAAAATATCATGAAGATCAGTGGCGCCTTAATGAAGAAGGCGCTTTTGCTGCTTACTGGGACCGCTCCAATGAAGGTGGAGGAAGTGCTTCCCAACCAATTGATATTTATAACGCAATTGCATCTCGAAGCATGGATGCTCCAGACAGCTCTCTCGGCATCAGCTATAGTTTCAAATACTTAAGGTTTCTGCATGCGCAGGCCTCAGCCAACCCACCGAGTTGTATTCCCACTCCGAGGACAGCTGAATACAAGGACAGACGCGCTGCCCTTGTGGCAGACAGCTTCATCCATTATGGGCGAAAGAAACTAAATGTCCAAGATATTCAGGACATGCGAACACTCGGTACACTGATGTACGGCACCGGCTTTTCGAAGCTTTGGTGGAACCCTGCAATCGGCCCGATCGTGACAAACGTCAAAGAGGGCACTGTTGAGACGCAAGGCGACATCGATGCTAAGGCCCGCTTTGTTTGGGAAATCTATGCCGATCCAGATGCAACATGCTGGAAGGATGTCAAATATCTATTCGACCGCCAAAGGCTCCCGCTGGACGAAGCCCTGGCACGTTGGCCCGATCAACGTCAATTCATCCTCGATAAAAAGGGTGTCTTTCTGACGAACGCCGCCAATAGGGACAAAGGCGATAAGTTTGAGGAAGAGCTTTTCGAGGTGTATGAATATTGGGAAGTGGGGCAGCCATGGAACGGCTTCATCGGAAGACATTGCTATCTTTGGCTTTCTCAAGACAAATATGTCCTCATGGGCGAGATGGAAGAGAACACCCACCCAGGCGCCAAGCTCCCCTATCAAATCCACACCGACATCGATGTGCCCGGTCAGATTTACGGAAAGAGCTTCCTCGATTACACCAACCGACTTCAGGACGTGATGAATCGAATTGATTCCTTCACTCTTGAGCAGATACAAGCTCACGGAAACGTTCGCCTTGTCATCTATGACGATATGGAAGTGGGCGAGCAGGTGAGCACTGACACCTACAACATCATTCAAGTTAAGGGCGGCGGAGGCCCGGCTCCCCTCTACATCAACCCTCCCCAGCTCATGCCAGCTATGGGCGAATTCCGTCAGCGCCTCGAAGCGGGAATGGAAGCTTTGGCAGGCGTCAATGAATCGATGTTTGGTCAAATCAAGAGAGAGCTCTCAGGGTATGCTACGCAGTCAGCAATTAATAGTGCCAACCTGACACGCCGCCGGTTCTTCGTAAAATTTCAGTTCGCTACAGAAAGCTTTTTCCGAGACTATCTCGAGCTTGTACAGCTGCGCTACACTGAGCCAAAGAAGCTTGATATTGTTGGAAAAGAAGATGGTGTTAGTCTTGCCTTCTATAATGGATCCGACCTCGAAGGAGAATACGACTTCGATACCGACTACGGTACAAGCTTCTCGCTGGATCCTGAGAGCCGCAGAGAAGAAGTGATGCAGCTCAAAGACCTTCTCATCGAGGCTGGATATAGCGCCTCTCAAATATTGGGCTTTATGCGCTTGAGTGATAGCAAGGGTCCCGTCGATTTGGTGAGTCGGGCAAAGATGAGGCAAAATGAAATCTTTGACAAAATGGAAGCGGCGTTTATGGATGGTCAGGCAATATTCATTGAACCGAAGAAAAACGAAGACCACATACCTATGCTCGAAGCTTGTAAGGAATATCGGTCTAGTGCACAATTTGCCTATCTCGCACCTGAATTGCAAGAGCTGGTCGACCGCCATATCGACGCACGCGTGGACATGGCAGCCTCTGTCGCTGCCGGTCAAACTTCTGGGCAGCCACCGGGACAGCCGGGTGTGGGAGCAATTCCAGCCGGAGCCGGTCAAGTAGCTGCCACAGGCTCACCGGATATAGCAGCCGCAGCGAGTGCTGTCGCTCCCGGAGGGGTTGCCCCAGGACCGGGCCAAGTTTGATGTTTTCGTCACGTAAGAAAAAGCTTGACATTATTACCTAGGCAGGAGATAACACACTTGCCATAGGGCACCGGATCAGGCGATAACTTCGGACGGCGAGAAAGCACAGAGTGCAGAAGCATTACCCGATGACCGACCTCTCCTCCTTACGGCTGGGCGAGCACTTTCAATGACACGAGTGCATAAAGAAGCTGGTTAATAAAAGGTCAAAAGCCGCCAGCAGTCAGCCGGAATCCAACCGGCCAACCAAATGGAAAAGAGCTAGGATGGCTCACTGTCTCCTCTTCTGCTCCTATTGTCACCACAATTGCCTCCAAATGAAAAACTCAATTAATTCAGATGCCTCATTCTCCGGGATGAGGTTTTCGTACGTCTTCACCCGGCATTGGGCTGGATGGATTCTTTCATGTGTAAAGGCCCTTATGGGCCCCACAATGACCTGCCACACGCGAGCTTGCTCCAACGTAAGGCATGGTAAAGAAGAAGGAAAAAGTTATGGCTTTCAAATCAGTGACTGCATCGAGTGGCGTTCCACAGGGCCAAAGGCCGGAAGCTAAGGCTTCTGACACAGCAAGCCCTCTTGACAACCTAGCAAGCCTCATGGGCGAAGCTAGCGCTCCGGCAGACGCAGAGGCTGTGACGGGTGATTCAGGCGAAAGCGAAGGCGAGCTGGACCTTTCCAGCTTAACAGGTTCTTCGGACAAGGCTGAGCCAGACCTTGACATTGGCGCGATGGATAAGCTCGACGACTCTTTGCCGCCCCCGGCATCGGCTCCCGAGCTCGAAATCAAATCCGATGGCAAAATGTTCAAGTTCAAGCTGGATCCAGAAGACAAGGATTTACGCCGCACTTTGGAATGGGGCAAAGCAGCTCCTCGTTTCGTCAAGGAACGCAAAGAGGCTCAACGCGAAGTCGAACGACTGAAGCAAGAGAATGGCACACTGTCCCAGCAAGCTAGCAGAATTGCAGAACTCGAAGACATTTTGAAGGGTGGAAATGAAGCCCTGGCCGTCAAAGCTCTCTTGGGCGAAGAGGGATACAAGAAGTTCTTCAATGATCAAGTGTTTAAGCGGGTTCGTTACGAACTGGCTGACGACGCTGACGAGAAGGCCAAAATTGCGCAGGAATTTCTGAATGCTGAAAGAGAGCAAGAACGCTTTCTGAACAATCGGGAAATTAAGAAGCGCGACGAAAAGCTGGCTTCGTACGAGTTTGAAAAGCATGCACAGGTACAGAGAAGTATTGCCGAATCTGAATACTATCGATTCTCATTCGCCCAGCACGAGCAGGACGAAACAAAGCAGGAAGCCCTTCAGCATAAGCTGTGGAAACTTGCGATGAGTGACATCGAAGAATATGCAGATGATGTGAAAAAGAACACAGGAAAAGATCCTGTCCTTACGCGGGAACAATACCGCAAAGCCTTCGAGACGAATTACAAATTCCTCGTTGGCAACCGAAAAGCAGCAGCTGCTCCAGCCGCCAAAAAGGCTGAAGAAAAGCAGGCTGTAGAAAAGAAAAAGGCAGCCACAGTGGCTCGCCAAGCAGCTCCCGCTGCAAGGCAATCGGAAGGGTTTGAGAGCCTGAATGTTCTCGACCGTCTGAGCGCTCTCAGAAACTTTGGCCGCTAAACGGCATAACAATCAAAGGAATATAGCATGACTTTTTCAGCAGCTTCCAATCTAAGCTCCCTCACCCTGGGCAAATTGCTCAAAATTCTCAGCAAAGGAGCCGTCTACAATCAGTTGTCTGCAGCTTCCGAAGCTTGGGAATTCGTTAAGAAGGTTACTGATGCAGACGCAGAAGGCCGTGAATATCGCTACGAAGTGATGACGTCCTACGGTCCTGCAGCTGTTCAGGCAACCGGCTACGGCCCCAACGCGAAATATCCAATCGGTCAGCGCTCAACCGTTACAGAAGCCATCGCCCAATACAAAGACTTCGATATGACTATCGAATATGATTTGACATTGGAAGACAAGGCCGGCGCGGAATTGATTTCATATGCCAAGCCCCTCGCCCACGAACTCTCGGCCAAAACCACAGTCGCTGGTCGTATCAGCTCTGCTTGGCTCTTCGGCGACGGCTCGGGCTCTATCGGTGTCGTCAGTACCGTCACCGCCTCCACCTCGCTCGACACCATCACTGTTGTCCTCAGCACCTCTTCTGCTAACGCTGGTAAGTCTCACATCGGCTGGTTTGAATTCAACGACAAAGTGAAGTTTGCCGCTCAAGCCGGTACAGCGCACGCCACAATCAACAACACAGCTACAGCCGTTTCCTACTGGCTGGTGACGGACGTTGATCAGGACACCGACACTGCCACCCTCAAGCCTTACGATTCGACTGGCACAGCCATCGACATCACCACGGCCACCCTGGGCGCAACTGATCCAACTGCCGCCGACAGCATCTACCGCTTCCAAACCACTCCTAACGACCTGACAGCCATCAGCACCAACGACTACAACACTTTGTCTGAAGTTATGGTTGGGTTGGAATCTCTGGGAGCTTCCGATGGTCGCGTTGTCAACGGCCTCACAATGTCTGGCGTAACAGCTGGTACACAAAAAGACTGCGGTGCAGCTCTCTTGTCTGCCGACCTTTTCAACTCGGTATTGCTGAAAGGCATGCGAAGAACTGGTGGATTGACAGACGGCAAAAAAATCACCTTCAGCCGAGCATGGATGCATGACCGGGTGTTGCGTGTTGCCCTCCAGCAAGCTGAAGCCAATCGTCAATTCTTCAACGTTCAGGACGTGAACACTGGCGTGAGCACAGTTGGACACAAGTTCCGTAAGATGATGATTAATTTCGATTCTTGCGAATTCGTTCCAGTGCCTCGCGTATGGCTCTTGCCAGACGTTAAGGGTCCAGTTGAATTCTCTGGACGTGACTACAAAGACGTCACCTTGGGATCGGGCAAAGGCCTCTTCCTGAAGCCTGCCGGCGACGGACAGTATTACAAGCAAGGTCAGAAGTTTATGTCTGGTTCGGGTGTTCTCGCAGCTCGCCATCCTGCTGCCCTCCTCAGCCTCACAAACTTCACCATCTCAGTCTAATGTCTCCGGGGGCCCCACGGCCCCCTTTCCTTCTCTCTTTATTTTGGCCACAACGCGTGGGCGATGGTTGGTCAGGAAACTAAAGGACTTTTCACATGGCTCGTCAATACTCCTCCTACTATCCTCAGCAATTTCCAAGTGGTCTGGCTCCAGCCTTCCGGGCTCGTGAGCAAAAAATCATCACAACCGCACAGGCCGGCATCGCGGATTTCGCCACCCTTCAGCAGGCAATTGCCCAGGCGCAAGACAATGACCTCATCGTCATTGCCCCCGTCACAATTACATGTACAGCCCAGCTCTCCATCACGCGGCCTCTCCGCTTTGTTGGCGCCACCCACAATGGTGTCTCTGGTCCTAAGCTTTTGGCTTCCTCGGCCGTCACAGGCTCTCTCATTGCAATCGAAATGTCGGCCACTGCTGGCGCCTCCGCTTGTGAAGTTATATTCGAAAACCTCACCATCGCCCACTCTGTCACTGCCAAAGACACCATCACCGTCAACAACACCAACATGGCGGCTGCCCTTTCACTGAAGTTTCACGATTGCTCTGTGCAGACATTGGCATCAAGCAACAGCTATGCTATTAATGCTTCCCAGGCCACAGCAGGTCAAGCTGTGAATATGCACATCAGTGGCGACTATTACAACCAAGTGGATGCAGTCAACTTCACTTGTGCAAACGCCTCCAACCGCCTCACCATTCAAGGTGTCATCTGTAACAACCAAGGCAAAACCAACGCCATCACCACATCGGCTGGCGCTGTCGCTGCGCAAATCAAGCTTCTCGGTGCACAGGTGCCAGCTGGAGCAGGAGTTGGCGGCGGAAACGCGGCTCAGCTCTTGATTTCGATCGGAAGCTGGAGCCTCACAGGCACCACCTTCGCCGCAGCTGTAACGGGCGACTTTGTAGGATCTCAGACTGAAACCATCATTGGCTAAGTATTTGGGGAGGGCAGCCTCCCCTTCTTTGGGCTCCTACGGTAGGGGCTCTTCCTTCTCTCCCTAAGAGACATTCCAAATGGCAACAAAAGACCAACGTGGAAATATTGAGACAGCCGGCACCTCCATCACCCTAGGAAAGGGCGGGGCGAACGAACTCACCATTATCCAAGGGGCGAATGTTGGAGCCATAACAATCACACTGCCGGCATCGACAGCCACACTTCTCGACACAACCTCTACCCAAACTTTGTCTAACAAAACCTTAGACAATACAAATACATATGCCGCCAAAGACACTCTCTTCATTTTGCAAGATGATGGGGATAGTACAAAGAAGGCCCGCTTTCAGCTAAGCGGTATTTCTACTGCCACAACCCGAACATTCACACTGCCAGACGCCGACACCACTATTGCCACCTTCTCGGCTAAGCTGTCGGCGTTCGCCTCCACAACATCAGCTGAGCTAGCTACCGTTATATCGGATGAAACCGGATCGGGCCTCCTGGTGTTTGCCACCTCGCCCACACTGACGACACCCGTGCTAGGCGTAGCCAGCGCAACATCGATAAACAAGGTTGCATTGACGGCCCCGGCCACAGGCTCAACCCTAACAATAGCCGATGGTAAAACTCTGACGGCTTCGAATACATTGACATTTTCCGGCACAGACGGATCCTCTGTTGTGTTCGGCGCAGGCGGCACCGTCACCTATACATCTAATAAGCTTTCTGTTTTTGCAGCAACCACATCTAGCGAGCTCGCGAGCGTAATCTCCGATGAGACCGGCTCAGGTGCTCTTGTCTTTGCGACGTCCCCAACTCTCGTGACACCAACACTTGGCGTTGCGTCAGCGACATCAATAAATAAGCTGACACTGACAGCTCCTGCGACAGGCAGCACACTCACAATAGCTGATGGCAAAACCCTCACAGCCTCGAATACATTGACATTCACTGGAACGGACAGCTCTTCTGTAGCCTTCGGAGCCGGAGGTACGGTTGCATATACGGCCAATAAGCTTTCAGCTTTCGCCGCTACAACATCCGCAGAGCTTGCTGGTGTAATTAGCGACGAATCCGGCAGCGGCTCACTTCTCTTCGGAACCTCGCCCACATTGACAACCCCCACCCTCGCAGGTGGAACGGCCTCCAACACCTCACGCTGGACTGTTCCTTCTAACACACTGGCCAACCTTACGGCTCTCACAAGGGTTGAGGGTGTGATAGTCTATGCCACAGACACAGACAAATTTTATTCGGATGATGGAACGAATCTGAACGAAGTGGGAGGTAGCGGCTCAGGCTCAGGCTCTCTCAACATCGTCGATAACCCAAGTGCGGCTTCTGCCACAACCGGCTGGACTGCAGCTTCCAATTACACTGTCTCACGCGACACATCAAATAGCCCCTTGGCCGGCATCATAGATACATGCTTTGCCATCTCAACTACAACAGCCTCCAGTGAAACTTCGACAAGCGGTGTGTACGCGGCTGCGCTAGCGTGTCCTCCTGCAATTAGAAGCACTAAGCTTCAAGTATCTATGTACGTTGTTGTCCCTGCATCTAGTTTGGGTGTTTGGCGGCTGTCTGTCTATAATTCAGGCGGCACGCGCGTCTCTCTCAGCTCTGATAGCTCGTCAGTAACCACGCTGCCGGCCGGCTTTACTGGCCAGTTTAATTGTACATTTGATGGCGACACCGGAGCCACCTACACTGTCTCTCTCACGCAAACAACACGCTCAAGTGCCAACACCCTTTACGTCACAAACATCGTCATCGGTAACGGCATCATCACACAAGGCGCGGCGGTCAGTGACCCTGTTGCTGTTACTTTCACAGGTACTTGGGTTAGTAACGCGACCTACACCGCGTTTGAGACACGTATTGGCAGCTGGGCTAAATACGACATAAAGGTAGCTTTGACAGGTGCTCCAACCGCCACTGCGTTGACCCTAACACTGCCTAGTGGTAGGACCATCAACACCGCTGCTCTGCCAGACAGTACTTTTGCTAGAGCCAATGTACTACCAAACTCCAATGTCGGCATTTCCGATACAGGAACAGCTGCCTACATGGGAGCGGTAAGCTTAGCTTCTGCAACAACCATTGACGTTAGCTATATTGATGATACAGCCACTGCAGTAAGTCCACTTGCTATTACCGCGACTGCCCCTATTACATTTGCTAACACGGATAGAATTGTAATCTCGTTTATGGTCCCCATCGCTGAATGGGCTGGCAACGGCACTGTGAACTTAGGCGCGGGTGCTCAAGTTGAGTACTTAAGCTCAGGATTCTCAAGCTGGGTAGCAGACAGAAGCCCCGCAGGAACTGCACTACCAACCACAACCCCAGCAGGCTCATCTGAAATTGTCTCCGTAGCCTACGCATCGGCTTGGCAGTACCCGCAACAAGTTGGTGATAGAGTTTGGTTGGAAATTCAAGCTGGTGGTGTGGGTCCTTGGTTACCCTGTCCGACGTTTGAAATAGACGCCATTAGAAATGATAACACTAACTTCTTTGGGCTTGGTTTAGACATAAACTCAACCAACTTGAGGGTGATTAGAGGCAAGTATCGCGGCGGGACTGTAGATACTTGGGCGACAATGACAGCAGGCACACGCTATAGACTAGTGAAGGCTAACCCCTCCAGCCCCGTCGGCTTCGGTCTCGCAGGTACTGACGGCTCAAGTGGGTTGTATAAGGCTGGCAGTGCGCCGGGCTTGACGACTGGTGCTGCTATTGCGAGTGGGTATGTTGGGGAAAAACTAACAGCATCTCTTAGTAACGTAACCCTCACAGCCTCAGGAACCACTTATAACGCCGGGTCTTTAGTCCTAACGGCTGGAACTTGGGTTGTTTATGGGAAAGTATCTTTCGGTACAGCGGGGTCCACTCAAACTCAATGTATTGCAGGTATCTCTACAACGTCTGCGACATTAGACAATCAATATATCACTGTTGATAACTCCTCTGGTATTGCTAACGGAAGGCACTTAAGTCCTTGTCCGTACTATATTAGCACTACAGGTACAACAATATATCTGGTTGCTAACTCGGCGTTTACTGGAACTGCTCCTGCTACGGGTGCAAGTACATCAATTTTCTACGCAGTCCGCATCGCCTGAGGAGGGCGTATGAACGAAGAACGCATATTCGATACACTCATGAGACTGGAGCAGCATTCTGCCGTAACTAACGAGAGGCTGAAGACATATAACGACCAGCTAGAGCTCCACATCAAGCGCACAGAGCTACTGGAGAAGGACATGCAAACCGCACTCCTTCCTATAAAAGTTGCCAAGGTTTTGGCCGCCGCTTGCGCTGGAGCCGGCAGCATACTGGCCGTTCTTCAGGCCTTAGGCAAACTGTAAAACATAGGAGATGAAATGACACACATGAATCCCATGTTCCTCACTGCATGCGGCGGCAGCATTACAGCCCTGCTAGAGGAAGAAGTTGGGAATGTTAAATACACAGGCTGCACAGCTAAGGCGAGAGCTTTAACAAGCGAGCCGGTGTGGGCGATTTGTAGAGAATCCCTAATCAACTCCACCACAAGAAGAAGTGAGTGGGCAAATGGGGCTAATGCCGCAACCCACATATGGGACAACAGGGCCACCTATTTTGATTCGGCTCCTAACACTGCTGATGTTTATAGTACGCAGTTTAATGGATCGACTCAATATATTGACATTACAAATGTTGACCTATCAGCAAGACTTGGCCTTGATTATGCTGTTAGTTTTTGGGTTAAGGGAAACAATTTTAACGGAACACAAACTCTCACTGCATGCAACCCACGTTGGTGGAATATTTACACAACCGCAGGCGGGGCAAATATACGGCTAGCAGCCGAAGTTAGGGATAGCTCATCAAATTTAATATCAATTGTCGGCACCACTGTTCTCACCAATGGTGAGTGGTATCATGTGGCGTTCAGTAGAAACGGCAATACAACAAGATTTTGGATTGATGGGATAATTCAAGGACAAGGAACAGGCAACCTCACCACCATCTCGACATTCACAAAAGGAGTGGTGGCATGCGACTACACAACAGTGTTCACGAGATTTCTGCAGGGAAGAATTGATGATTTTTGTGTATGGGACACATTCCTAACTGATGCGGATGTTGCTGAAATTTATAACGGAGGGTTTAGGCTCGATCCAAAAGCCACATCAAAGGCCGCCAACTGCACCCTACTATATTACATGGGCGATAGTGGGGATACGTCAAGTACATTCGTCGATCAATCGGGAAGAGGCAACACCGGCGTAGGCGTGGCCCTGACAGCAGGCAGCTTCATAGCGGACATTCCAAATGGATAGAGACAAAATGACTTACTTAATGGAAGCTATCCTTACGGCGGAAGCTGTGCTAATATGCGTCTGCCTCATCTACCGCATTTTCAATTAAAGGAATTGGATATGTCTTATTTTGACAGAGAAGAAGGGGGAAGCTCAGCCCCTCCTCCAAAGAAAAGAAAGCCATACGCCAGTATGTATGGCAAAGGTCCCATCCTCATAAATGAGGACGAGCCAGACACCTTGCAAAAAGACGAGCTTATGAATAGGTCGCGTGGACTCCAGGAATCTACCCCGCGTCCCGGAAGCGAGCAGCGTGAGCGTCAAGCTCAGACAATGGCCAAAGCTGGCAACGCTGATGCTAAGGAATTTTTGAAGAACTCAAATATTGTCGAGGAAGCCAAGGCTCCCTCTTCCGAAGAGGAAGCAGGTTTCTGGGCGAAAATGAAAAATAGCGTTCCAAAGAAACGTAAATAAGGAGAAAAAGATGAGAGATTTACTGGCCTTGGTCAAGGAAATGCGTAGTGCTCCCCCAAAAAAGAGTGATGATCCACGGTTTGATGAGCTGGAAGAAATGGCCAATTCCATTCACATGGAAGAAGAAGGCGAAGGGCAGGAAGACATGTTCTCTGGCGTGGACGAAGGAGATGAGTCAGCTGCCCTCGAAGGTGAAGAAGACAGCTCCGGCATTCCAGACGACGACGAAGACGCTCGCATGATGGCTGAAGAGCTCGGAACAGAAGATGTCGGCCCAGACATGGCTGGCCTTGATATGGGTCCCGGCGCAGAAGAAGAAAGTCCAGAAGAAGCTCTTGTTGGAAAGCCTAAGCCAAAAGCAAAACGTCCCAATCCTCTTATGAAAAAATCGTCCTACCTAGCATAATGCGACGAGCGCATAGAAAGGCTATCCAATGTCTACAACACTGACAAGTGAACTCATTACGGCAGTGAGAAATTGTGTTGACGAAAACAACACAGCCGATTTGTCCGACGCAAAGATATTGGATAGCCTCAATAGGTCCCAGCTCCAGCTGACGCGTCTCGCTGGGCGCCATTTTCCTGAAATGCTCAAGCGCGATTATTCAACGTCCACATTCACTGGGCGAACTTTCACAATTCCCACCGACAGCGCAGCCTTCACTGTCAATCAGGTTGATGTCATTTTTGGCGTCATCACCTACCGGGTGGATTACACTAACACCACCAACGTTACACAGTATGAAACGAACAATGTCACTGCAATCCCAATCAAGTACACACTGCAGGGAAACGTCATTTCTCTCTATCCACAGCCGCAAGGTGGGATAACCTGCCGCGTTCGCTACCAGCTTCGCCCACCGAAGCTTGTGGCATCAATGGGGCGAATCACGTCTTATGATGTTGACAATAATTACATATACATGGATGATATTGCCAGCGTTGCAGATGGCGGGCCGTCCACAAACACCGCTGATTTAGGCTGTTTCATAAACATCATCAACCAATATACGGGCGATGTTACAGCGACGCTCCAGGTGGTGGCCATTGATTATACGGCCAACCGCCTGACAATAAAGACAAGCTCCCTTTATCGCTCGACGGTTTATGGGCGAACGGTGAGTAGTGCCATCCCCACTACAACCAATGATGATGACTTCGTCACATCGGCGCAAGGGTCTTGCATCCCCATCTATTTCTCCGACTTTTCCGACTACCTTGTCCAGCATGCTGTCGTTGAAATCAAAAGGACATTTGACACCAACGTCGAGGACGAACTTGAGCAGTTGAAAAAGCTCGAGGATGATGTTAAAGAGATGTGGGCCTCTCGCCCAACCGGAAAGCGCGTGCAGCCTCGAAACAAGAGCTGGAACCGTTCCTTCTATCGTAAGCGCCTGTAATTCTATGAATATATAAACATTTCCACAAAGGAATGGGCCGATATGGCTGGAAACATGACATGGCAGAACGTCACAGCAAAGCGCCCAGCGGGCGGAATTGATAGCTATAGCTCTCGCGCCAAAATAGGCGAGGGGTTTGTGGAAGACGCCATCAACATGACCTGTGACGCGTCAGGGAAGTGGTCTACTCGCCCAGGATATGAAAACTATTATGGTTGGCTACCATTGCGCGTCAGGCGCTTTGTCCAATCCGGCACCTCAATCAAGCTCTATTTTGACACCAGCACCACAATCGACCTCGCCCAAACCGGCCAAGGACCGCTGATTGTCTACGGGCGCCTCCCGCAGGCGTCCACAGATTATGGCACCTCATCCTTCTCAGGAACGTCCACAGGCGTTTATTTTTCTTCCTACACCCTAGAGAGCCGCGAAACCCTTTCGGCCCCTGGAGGCACCGTTTCACGCACAGCAGCGGACACCGGCATAACTAGTAAGTATGTGTTCCTCGGACTCAATAAATCAGATTCGCCCACAGATGCGTCAAACACGACGCTCGAAGTGCAGGACATAACAGTTGATCCCATCACCTTCGCAATTTCAGTAACATACGTAACGGCTGCCTCTGAGGATGCGTTTTTCCTTTACAAAGAGAAAACGGCTTCAGCAGGAGAGGTGTATATTCCCACCATCACTTCCACAAATGCAGTGGTGACAGTTGACAATTATGACGCAATGGGCGTAATTGGACTTAACAATGCCACATTTCCTTTTGTCGACAACGATGCTGTTGTAATTGAGTCGACGGGCACAATGCCAGGAAACCTCACAGCAGGAGCCACATATTACATTGTCGAGGCATCAGCTACCAGGAGTAAGATTGCAGAGACACCAGGAGGCGTTGCTATTGCTTATGTCTCAGCAGGAACTGGCACCATCACCGTGCGCATGCAGACTCAAACATTCACCATTCCAGCTGCCACGCACAACCTTAACAATTTTCAAATTGGTGTTAGAGTTTTTGATGAGCTGACGGGCAATGTTGTAGAAGTGGTGCCTGAATCCCTAACCATCACTTTGGCGGGCGAGGTTGAATTCACTGTCGTGGCCCCAATAGACGGCTTTGCTATTTTGACGACAGTGCCGCTTGGAAACACATATAGTCAGTCTGCCGTTACAGGGCTCAATACAATTGGCATAGCTGGACCTCCATCGCCCTATTGCTTCTATTATATCTATGCATATACAGCTGGTATTTTTACCGCAGTGACGCCGCAGCGCATCTATTACGTGGCTGCGTCGGACACAACATACATCGAATACCTTCTGGCCGGCACCTCAGAAACTGTCGAGGTTTATTATGAGGAAGCCACCACTGTCTCTAACATTTTGGCTCTAACTGACACAGGCTCAGCCACCCTGGATTTCACAAACCCTTCCCTCTCTGTTTGGGGAATAGGTCATGAGAACATCTATAAAACCGGCACTCCCAGGGGCGGCTGGGTGACGGAGCTCGATAATTACAAAAGCTCTCTCACCGAAACTCTTGTGGCCGGCGTAGGCGGAGCCTTTTATGCTGGAACAGCGAATGCTGACGCTGCTGCCGCGTTTCTCCTACCAGCTCAATATGCCAACCTTCGCGCACGGACTGACGCTCAATACATCATTGGCCCTCTTTTCTCCACTGCATACACCGCCCGCACACGCGGATCTGTTTATGACGCTAGCATTGTGGACGGATATGCCCTCGTAACAAGCGTGACATATGTGTCGACAGGTGTGGTTGATATTGGAATTACATTCACAAACAAAACCGGCACCATCGGCACAGACATTGGAACAAATGACACCATTGTCATAACAGGAACAGGGGATCCGCGCAACACTGGCACTTTCACCATTTTGAGTGTCGAGCTAGAAGACACCACAATGGCAACAATTAGGATTAGTAATAGTAGCGCTGTAGATACAACCATCAATGAATTGGCCATTCAAGCAAGAGGCGGCATATTCACTGATGTGATTGGATTCAATGCGAATGTGCAGTTTATAGCTGGTGACACCATCACCTACACAGGCGCCTCAGATACATGGGAAATGGTGGCATTGGAAGATGCTTCTAGCATTCTTGTCAATACAACTACCCTGACAACATTCTCTTCAGGTCTTCTGGTTTATGGGACACGCACTTCACGCATAATGCAAATTAGGGATAATGGCGCCACCACCACTGTCGAGAATTTCGTGTGCGGTGATAGTTTGGCCAATCCCTTCGTCTTAAATAAGCCCTTGATTAAAAACATAAATGTGGCTGACAACACAAACGTTAGTATTAGTGTTTCAAATGGAGTGGCTACGGTTACGTTTCCAGCCCCACATTCGTTCAATGTGGATGGCTACATCCTTATTTATGGCGACCTCACAAATACCCTGTCAGGCGAATATCTCATCCTCACCTCGCCCGATCCACAGCAGCTCACATTTGCCACCTCGGCAGCTGACGGAACCTATTCGGCTACAGCTCTTGGGCGATGTTTGGAATTGGACGAAAGCTTTGAGTGGTGGGACAGTGGATCTGCGTCGTCTGTCTATGTTGATGGGCGCTGGCTTCCAATTGAGGCGCCATCCAGAGGACTTTCTTCTAGAATTGTGGACACAGCCTACCAATATTTTGACTATAACACCTATAGCAGCCAGCCAGTTGTAGCCTCAACAGTTATGGCCGATACAATGTTTTTCACCAACGGCGATGATGATATTGTAAAATATGATGGCACAAATAATTACGATGCAGGACTGCGCCGTAATATTCCAGCTGTGTTTATGAATCTAGATACGTCAGTGGCAAGTATACAGCCCGGATTTGCTGTCGCCTACACAAACACCTCAACCACTGGTAAATATTTCCAAATTGCCTCTGATGCATTCGACGTGGGCGATAGGATTTATGACAGCACACACACGCTGCAGGTTTTTACGGTGGTGGATAAGCAGCTTGTTCCAGACACTACAGACAAGTGGAACATCATTGTCGGCGGAGATACGTCCAGCCTAGCAAACACTGGTACGCTCATTAAAGTGAAGCGGTTTCGCTACTACGTTCGTTTCAATATGATTGATGCCAATGATAATGTTATTGCCTCGGCAGCGGCCAATAGCAGTGATATGTATTTTGACGTGTACACAGCTGGAAGGGTTATGATTAAGGCGTCCGACTATCCCATAGTTGGATTTTCGGATTATGCCAGAATAGAGATGGAATTTTACAAGACAAAATCTGACACCTCCGCTCCATTCTACCTGACAAAGCGCATTGCTCTAGACATGACCTCAACCTCGCCCATCGTTCCCATAATCTATGATGATTTGGATGATGATTTTCTCACTCAACTCGATCCAGTTAACACAGCCCTTTTGGGGACAGAAATAGGAACTGGATGGCAGCCTCCTTATAAGGCTGGATTTGTCACGTCAGCCGACAATTCCCTAATCATAGGCAACCTCAAAGGATGGCCGCGCTGGGACATCACAATGAAGCCTACGTCAAGCTCTGTCACAACGGCTGCTATGGCAGGCTTCAAATATCTTTTCCGAAAAGATAGTGATGAGGTAGCGACCACATCTGACTTTGAGAATGTTCAGAGCTATGAATATGTCACATCCGGCACCGTTACACTTCCTTTCACGGGCACCTTCACGTTCACCGATGCAGACGTCACAATAGGAACAGGCATCATCACCAAGGCTGCCCATGGCCTACTGACGGGAGCTGCAATTAGACTAACAGGTGCATCACTGCCTGTGGCCACAAGTGGAGGAGGCCTCACCGCTGCCACCACCTACTACGCCATCTATGTCTCGGCTAGCACCTTTAAGCTTGCACGTACCCGTGCGGACGCTGTTGCGGGCACCGCCATCACCTATTCAAATGCCGGAGCCGGCACTAACACACTCACGTCAAGCGGGTGGCAATCGAGTGACCTATTCTATTCACCAGCACACGGGCTTGTGACAGGTAACTGGATTTACTTGTTCTATGCAGCTCTGGGCGACAATCAACCTAACAGCTACTGTGGCTGGTTTCAGATTAGCTCGGCAGACGTGGATACATTTCAGCTAACTGGGCGAGGGTTTTCGACCGCCCCTGCATTTGGAACAGTTTCGCCCAATAGATATGTCGCAGCCACAGTGAAGACAGACATTCCAGTTTGGCTTGGAACAGACGGCAATTACGGGCAGGTAGATGGGAATAGCTCTGCCAGCGCTGAGCTTATTGCGGCAAGGCGCTTAGCCGACGCTATCAATTTCACTATGGTGTTTTCTAAATATAACACCAAATCAACCTACCCATCCTTTCGCCCATGGCTGACAGCTTACGCAGGGGCCGATTATGGGATTGGGCAAGTTGTCATTGAAAACCAAGTGACGCAATCTGGGTTTAGCGAGATTGTCTTGGGCACCCTCCCAACAGGGCTCGGCGTTTTTGTCAACGGGCTGGCACGCGCTTCAGCTGAAGTGGTTAGTTCACAAACTTTCCTCTATCCTTCTCGCGCCGCCATTAGCTTCAAAAACTATCCTGAAATATTTGATAATTTGGATGCCGATCCAACGATGAGCAGAAGCGTCGTGGACATCAACCCAGCCGACGGACAGGAACTGACAGCGGCCATTCCATTCTTCGGCACATCGACATTTGGTGCAGCCAACCTCAACCAAGTGGTGGTATTTTTTAAAGCCAACTCAATGTATGTCTGTAACACTGCCACACGTCAATATCAAAAAATTGATAGTAGGGGCGTAGGATGTACGGCTCCGAAGACAATTACACCCACCAAAGACGGCATTATGTTTGTCAACAAGGGCGGCATCTATAAGCTGACAAAAGACATGCAGGTTGTGTTTGTTGGAAGGTATATGAGAGGAAAGTGGGACAGCCTTGTCGATAACACTTCTCTTGACATTGCGGCAGCTTCCCACTGGGGCGATAGGCGTCAATATTCCGTCTATCTTCCGCCTACAGCCAACCCAGGCACAGGTGACACCTACCCAACTCAGTCCTTCATCTATCAATATGATAATGAAGAAGTGGGCATGCCAGGAAGCTGGACACGTTTCACAAACGTAGCGGCTATTTTGGGATGTAACAAAGACGACAATAACTTCTTCGCTGGGGTGGAAGGGTCTGTCTACCAATACCGTAACTACGGATCGTCACTCGATTTCCGTGACGGCACCTCTGCAATCCCAGCGAGCATCACATTCCGCGCAGAAGACTTTGGCGTCCCGGGCGATAGAAAAAGCGTTCTGAGATGTGCGGTGCAGATTGATGCAGATGAAACCGCGCTAACAAGCGTCAATATTTACACAGCCACAAACCTCAGCACCTCTTTTGTTTTGAATTCACGCATCTCTATGACCACTGTGGATGGATCTCAGCTCATCCAATGCAGCCCCGATGATAAGAAGGGCACCTACTTCCAAATGAAACTGACACACGAGCAGCTCAGTCAGCAGCTTGTCATTGTCGGGCAAAGCTACGTAGTGAACCTATTGAATTTCAACGCCGTAAGGCAAGCACATGATTTCGGAGGAAATCTCTAATGGCCGCCAAATCGCCCCGCAAGCTACCCACGGAAGTGGTAGTTATGGGCATCACCATTCCTGTCTCAAGAGACGTATTGCCTGACAGCCATGGCCTTTTCGATATTGATGAGCGAACTGGGAAATGTGAAATAAAGATTGACAGTGTGCTGACGGATGAGTATGCAGAGGAAATTCTCTTCCATGAAATAACACATGCTGTCCTTCATTTCTCAGGACTTGATGCGGCGCTGAAAAATGACCTCGACGAGAGTGTTGTGAAGGCCCTGCAGTTGGGTCTTTATCCACTGTACAGACGAAAATAGCCGATTGACTTGTTGCATAATCATCTGATATAACAGGACCTATTGGGGGGCATATGGCGAACGCCGGCACTACAATTCAGAAGCAAGGTACGAAACTTGTTGAAACAAGTGACGAAGAGCTCAAAAAGCTCTCCGAGCAGGCAGGCTTTAGCCCCACCACCCCTATGGGCGCTAAGAACATCGGGGCCAACCCGGACCAAGCCAAGATGGCCGCAACGCCAGCTAGGCAGAATGCTGCCGTTACAACCCCGGCCCCGGCCCAAACTCTCCAGCAGGCCCAGCGCGTAACACCCACCCAGCCCGAAGCTGTAGAGCCCCCAGACCAGAAACTTGAGCGATTAAAATCTCTCGGCTCCATCAACATGCAGATGGAAAACCTCGTCAAGCAAAAATTGGCGACGGCTGAAGCGCAAGCGCCCGAGCTGCAAATAAATGAGACGACAGTTGGAACGGCCCTCCCCCAGCAGCAAGCTGGACTCAATACAGCCTTAACCCAATATAAGGGCGCGGTGACAGAGCAGCAAAAAGAAGCAGCCATCTTAGCCGCTTCGAATGCTCTTGGGCGACTTGTCACACCCGAGGAAATGAAGGGCTTTTTCAAAGGCGCCTCGGAGACAGTTGCCGGACAATTCGGCAGCCAACCTTCCGTGAGAGTGGCCGATCTTGGCCTTCAGAATACATCCCAACTCGCCCAAGACCTTGGCATTTCTGAGGCCGACCTTCTACAATATTCGCCCGACCAACTAAAGCAGGCCATTCAAAATGTCGAAAGTCAGGGTTATAACCGGGTGCAGGAGCTCGAGGCAGAGCTTATTAGTGCCACTGGAAATAGGCGCCTGCAGGTCCAGCAGGAACTGCAGAAGCTTGGTCAAACAGGTGTTGCTTCGAAAGAGGCGGATTTTGATAGCTTGCAGGCTGCCGTCGACTCAGGCGACATTGTCAACTTCAATGGTCAGAAATATGACGTCCAAACGCTTCTGGGCGATGAGGGAATTAGCCAGCAAATTCTGACGGCGCTCGAAAACCCTGCCGCCATGGCCCAGCTAAAGAAAAATGAACCCGAGCTAGCTGCTTGGCTAGACACTCATAAGGCTGCCCTAGCAGCCCTCTCAGAGGATGTTCGCGCTGCCACGGCTGACGTTGCCACTACGCAAAAGGATTTTAGCTCGCTGAAATCCGCCACCTCTCCTGCCCTCTTTGAAAAACTCTTCGGAGCCTCTCCGCAATACCTTTCAAAAGAGCAGCTGTCTGAATTGTCAACGCGAGCTTCCTCTTCTCCTCTTTGGCAGGCCCTCTCGACAGACACCAATCTTAAGGCACGTCTTGAGCGAAACCCCGAGGCTGTAGCGAATTTGAAAAACGCAACAGCCGAAGAAATTGCTGCGCAAATGGAAGCTACCACTTTGATGGAATCCAACCCCAGCCTTCAAAAGCTTATTGGCTTTAAGCCGGGTGGGATAGCTACGGCTGAGCAGGCAGCCAAAGCCAAAACCTGGGCGACAACATTTGATAGTTTGCCCGAATCCATAACAGCCGACAATGACTTTCAGAAAGCCATCAATGCCGGATCGATTGATGTGGCAGATGCGGCGAAGCTAGCGGCGGATCCACGCATATGGGCGAAGGTTAAGGAGAATCAGCAGATTGCCCTCGACCTTCAGCAGGCTGGCAACGACCCACAAAAGCTCCTCAGCATCTTCATGGGTGCCGAAGTGTCGTTGGACGACTTCAACAAAGGCATGCAAAAGCTGGAAACCTATGCCATGATGGGCGATAGTGACGCTCAGGCTAAGTGGAAATTCTTTAAAGAAAATCTTCTGGGCGACGATAAGAAGCTTGGCCCAGAAGACCTCGACTTACTCAAGCAGCTGGCCAATCCATCGAAGGCTGGCGTTAAGGCTATGATTGCTGATCCGGCTCATACATTTGCCGACATCCTGAAGACATACAAAAAGGACTTCCAGGAAGGAGCTTCATTCGGCTCTTCGGACCCAGTGAAAGAAGATGCCTCTACAGCTCTAGCGAATGATGGGCGAATCGATGCCAAAGAGGCCAAGGCATTATATGATAGGTATAGTCAGACAGGGCAGTTCGAAGAGCTTATGAATAGTCCTTGGTTTGTAAACAGCCTAGAAAATGCTGACATATGGAAAGCTAAGATTGCGGACACTAAAATCAATCAGCAATATGAGAAGTTCTCTGCAGCAAACGGACCACTTAGTCAGCCAATTCAAACTCTATCTTCACTCCCATTCCTGAAGAATTTCAGTGTCGATACAGAAACTGGTAACGTTACCTACACCTTTGATAAGGCTAGATATAATGAGACACCACAGCGTCGGGCGGAAATGGATGCCGCTATCAGTAAAGCCATCTCTACCACACAAGCTGAGCTTGATAAATACGGTACAGCTCAGAACATGGGTATTGGAATTAGCGCGCAAGATAAGCTGAAAACTCTAATTAAGTCTCTTCAGGATATGCAAAAGGCTGTGACGCAGGGTATAACAGGTGCCAAAACTGTAGTGGAGCTTAAGCCTCAAGAAAAGTCGACACCACAAGACAGGGCAGCGGCCAATGACAAGGTGGTTAAGAAGAATACAATGACAGGAAATAAACCGGCAGGGGGCGCATAATATGGCACTTTTAGACGTTCTTCAAAAAAGGATGCAGGCCCAGCAGGCAGCGGCTCAAGGAGCTTTAGCGACAGATCAATCGAATACGCAGCAGGCAGCTACGCTTTTAGGCGCAAAGACAGGCAAGCAAGGTGCCAACACCGGCATACCAAATGCATCCTCTCTTCAAGAAGGAGCGGCAATTGATGAAGCTAAAGCAGCCCTAAGTGACGTGGGTAAACAGAATTCGCAGGGGCTTCAGGCTCTTGGCCAAAAGGAGACAGACGCAAACGCACAGCTCGCCCAAAAGCAGGCCGAGATGGATGCGTCACGCTCCCTAGGAGAACAAAGCCTCGCCCAGCAAGGCGCCCTCGCTCGCGAGGGAATTGCTTCTCAGGAAAGTCAAGCCTTAGCAAAGCTGACATCTAGCGAGCGCACCAAAATAGATGAGACAGCAAATGCAGCAGAACGCTCGATTCAGAACATGCTCACTGAGAAAAAGCTCAATGAGAATAATCTGTTTCAGCAATTTGAGCAGGACAATAGAGAGCTTGCCTACCGCCGCGACAGCGCCCAGCTTGAGCAGCTTTCGATGAACCTCGCCCTGCGTGATAAGGCCTATCTTGATGAAATCAATGCAATAGGTGAAGAGCGTAATCTCAAGAACAATATCCAGTTTGCACAAGAAACGCAGCGCATTTTGATGGGCGAAAACACTGTAGACGTTCTTCAGCAAATTGGCTGGAAAGAATCCGATCTGACAGACGAGCTGGCTTTTTCGAAGAAAATGGCACAGATGAGTATTGACGACGCCATAAAGATAATGAACGCCCAAATCGCCCAGGACAATACAACGGCCATGATAAGTGGGGTGGTGAATTTAGGCGGCATGGGTGTAAATGCCTATATGGATAGCCAAGCAGCCGCGAAAAAGCAAGAACTGTCTAATCTATCAACGATTAAGCAGGCTGACAAGGCATGGCTGCCTACAACAGAAGTACCAAATAGCTATGAAACAACCGCTATGTATGGGAGCAAAGCATAATGGCCACTCCGTTTGACAATTTGATGACACCTCCGGCTCAAAACAAAGAGGCATTCAAAAGGCTTAAAGCTGCAAAAGACATGCAGATGCAGGCAGCTGTCGGCGCAGCCCAGCCTCCCCTCACGCCCGGTCAAGCGGCTCCAGGGGCAGACATTGCAGGGGCCCAGGCCTTAGGCGGAGCAGCAGCCAAGCAGACTGGAACAGCCATTGCCGGCACAGCGGCCCAGCAGGGGCAGCAGGCCCTTCAGGGAGGCAACCTAGCCCTTCAGGCAGCCATCGGGCAAAAGCAAACCCAGCAGGCTCAGGCTCAGCTTGGACAGCAAACCGCACAAGCCGAGGCTCAGATGGGGCAACAAGCTGCCCTCACACGCGAGCAGCGTGATGCCCAGCAAAACCTATCCGATAAAGAAATCGAGGCCAATGAAAGGCTGAGCCGATTTGGCATAGAAACTGACAACAATCTTTCCTTTCTCAACCGGGCCCAAAGGGAGCAACTGGCAGAGCTTGGCTCTGATGTCAAGCAGCAGCTTTTCGATAGCCGCCTTCAGTTTGCCAAAGACGAAGGTGGGCGAAGGTTTACAAACGAGCGTCAGCTGGCCGACTTCGCCGTCTCTTCGGCGCAGAACAAAATTGACTTGGCAAATAAGCTAGGTGCGTTGCAAAATGCAGCCGACCGTGATATGAAACTTGCGACGACAGCCCACAACCGTATTGTGGAAGCTTTGAAGAATGGCTCCCTCGATCGGCAGCGTGAAATGACACAAGCCCAGAAGATGGAGCTTGAGAATATGAGGCAGGCAGCCGAGCGCGCAATGCGGCGCAAAAAGGCTAGAGCCGCGAACACGCGCGCAATTATAACAGGAGCCGCCACCATTGCTGTCGTCGTTGCGACAGGAGGCACAGCCGGAGCGGCAATTGCCGCAGGTGGAGCTAGTGGATTGGCAGCACAACAGCAGGGGCAAGGGTAATGGCTAATATTTACAGTAGGTCAGGTCAAGAAATTCTGGATGCCCTTGAAGACAAAGTTGCGTCACTGCGTGCCGCTGGGCGTCTTCGCGAAGCCGCTGAAGCGGACAAAGAGCTCGCCCGGCAAACCAAGAACATGATGAAAGACGACGAGTTTGGCGCGTTTGCTCCCAAGCGGACAGCTGGCCCTTCGATTGAGGAAGCCATTCCTGAAGCCAAGCCGGTCCCTGAGGCCAATCCAGGTAACATCAAAATAGCCAAGGATAGTGAGCCGCTTCCTCCGTCGGCTGCAGGCCTTTCTGGAGATGAGCTGCTCGATGCCCGAGCGAAAGCGAGGATCGAGAATCGCCCACTCAAAGAAGTGGTGGCCGAGATGACAGCTGCCAAAAAACCCGCACCGGGGCTCGAGCCTTACGACGGGTCGCTAAACGCTGCCCCTGAGGCTGCTCCAAAGCAAACGCAATATCCAGGCACAGGCCCCAATGCAACCCAAGGCTTTTCTGTTGGTATGCCTGAAGCTCCTTCCTCTTCCTCGGGAATTAAGAAAGCCGCAGGCCTGACAGCCGGAGCTGGGCTCGCTGGAGCAGGCGCCCTAGCCATTTTGAACGGCAAGCAGCCAATGCCCGGCCAACCCAGTTCGCCCAAACCAAAACCCAACACAATGGCTCAAATGGAAGCTCCTCCTCTGGAAGAGGGTAGCAGCACTGGCGGAAAAGGTGTGCGTGGTGCGGTGCCTTATAGGCGCGTGGCCAACTATTTTGAGCAGCTGGGCGAAGCTCCTACGGTGGATTATAGTGACATTTCAGCTGGGATGGATCGCAATCAGCAAAAGGTTGAAGCTAAAGCTTCTGCCGTCAAGCAGCAAATCGATGACCTAATGGCCATCAATAAAGTGGCGACGGATAATGTGGCTAAAA